ATAACCGACACCAGGTGAATGCATTTGTTCGACATCTTGGTATAATTCTTGAAGAAATATCTAGTGTTGAGGAAAAACTTTCACGCACAGAAGAACCGTGGAATGTAGAACACCACGATGTTATTTATCCACGACCCACGCGTGATTGCTCGTGGAAGTGTGATTTTTACAAGGTGTGTAGTATGTTCGATGATGGTTCCCGCGTGGAAGACATGATCTCAGAACACTATAAAGAAATAGATCCATTGGCATACTATCACCAAGATGTGAATAATGGCACAGTACAATAAAAAACTTAATGCACAAAGACAACAAATCATTGCATCAGGCCGTAAAGATTCAGGTTATAGGTCGCAACACAAAAAGGGTTGTGGTTTCACACTTGTAGCTGTTGGTTTGTTTATGATTGTTAGTGCAACAACACTACTGATGTATGTTATGGATGTGGTGTAATGGCTTGGTATGACCAACCTGACGCAGTCTTGTCAATTCTTGTACACGCGCCTGCTAAGGTCGGTAAGTCCACTCTTTCGTGGACTGCTCCTGGTCCTACACTGATCATTGATGCTGAAGGCGGAACTAAGTTCCTTCGCGCAAAAAAAGTGTATTGGGATCCGTACACTGGTGCGCCGCCTAAGCATGATGGCACGTGGGATGTTTGTATTGTTAAAGTACAAACGTGGCAGACACTTGAACTTGTTGAGCAATATCTCAAACAACATGCACATAGCTTCACGAGTCTTGTGCTAGATTCAATTACAGAACTTCAGCGCGTTTGTAAGTCGAATCTTCGTGGTATGGATGCAATGCGCATTCAAGACTGGGGATCACTTCTAGCCCAGATGGACAATAAGATTCGTGGTTTCCGCGATCTTACTCTTATTGATGCTTCACCGATTCGTTGCGTGATTTTCATTGCAGAATCAAAGAAGATTGATAATAAGTGGCGTCCATTTATGCAAGGCCAGATCGGTGTATCACTACCGTACTGGGTGGATATCTGCGGTTATCTCTTTGTGACCACAGAACAAGATGAGAATGGTCAACCGACCAAGCAAGTTCGAAATCTTCTCATCAGTCCACATGATGAATATGAAGCGGGCGAGCGCGTCCAAGGACGACTTCCCGGTATCATCACTAATCCAAATATTAGTGATATGCTAGAACAGATTTACGAAGGATAGGAATCTTCATGACACTTGACTGGAATACACTAATGGGTGAAGCCGAGGACGGTTTTACCCTAGCTCCTCCAGGAGATTACAACATCTTCATTAAGGAGGCTGAGGCGACAACTTATTCCACCGGTTCTCAGGGTATCAAGGCTCGCCTTTGCATTGAGAGTGGTCCACACATGGGCGCTGTCATTTTTAACAATTTTGTGATTGTTCCTGACAAGCCTAAAGCGCTTGGCATGTTCTTCCGTAACATGAAGATTCTTGGTGCTGATGCTGATTTCTTTGCAAAGAGTCCTACTCTTGCTGAAGTTGCTGATCACATCACCGGTCATCGAGCTGTTGTGACAATTAAGCATCGTGAATACAATGGCCAGATGCAATATGATGTTGCAGGTCTTAAGCCACCTGTTGGTGAAACTGTTGTGTCTGGCGCATCTGTTACACCTTCTTCACCATTGATTCCTTCTGTGCCTAAGATGACAGTTCCGTCAATCGTGCCGTCTTCACCGCCGCCTATTCCGCCCACGATTTAATGTAATAGGGAAATCCTAACGTGATTTAGGGATGTTAGGACACGCAGCTAGTGGGTTTAGGCTGCACCACAGACTTAAGGATGAATATGAAAATTGGTTATGGTAAGATCGGTCGCTCTATGCCACTCTCAATCGAGAAGTGTGGAACACTTGGCGGCGATGTTGAGATGATCCCGCCAATTAAGGAACTTGCTCTTCGTCATCCAAATGATGAATTCATTCTTGTTGGTCGTAACACCGGTGAAAATCCTGTCGATGTTGGTCTTCCAAGCAATGTCATTAATCCTTGGACTGAGTGGGGACCGGAGCTTCGAAAGCAGATCAATAAGAATGCTTTGAATCATCCTAATCTTAATGTTGATGAACACATTAAGGTAGCTGAACTTATCGATGGCATTATTGGTAACACGTTTGAAGAACTAGACTCACTCCTCCTCTGGATCGGACAGCACGGAACATCTAATCGTCCTCTTCCTGGCATTAGAGTTCCTGGTCTCACAAAGCCACAGGATTGGTGCGCATACTACTCAGGTTTTCTAATGCGTGGTGCTAATCGTTTTAGAGATTCTGATCCATTCACACGTGAAGAAATCTATCTTAATGCTGATGCGCGTAACTATCTAAAGATGCGTGACCTGGCATGGCCGCTTGAACATCCAGTGCTGACGCAGTTTACATTTGAACACACACAGCGATATGCGCGTGGTGATCGTAATGATCTATACTTTAATCATTTCAGTCACACGTCAGATGCCAAGATTGTAAGAGATCCTGACATCTGGGAAGCCACTGTTTCAAATGTGTATTCACGTCTTGAGATTAATGGTCTTCAGCCAGGAACTCCATTTGGTGATCTCGTTTCATTCAACGGTGATTGGATTGGTCGAGAATCATTCGGTTTGTTCATTAATGAAGCTGCAGTGAATGTCAATGACAAAGTTAAGCGTCTCACAGCACTCCGTGATTGGGTGCTTCCACTTAATCCGCATTTCATTCACGGAACATGGTCTAAGGGATCTCAGGAAAAGCTTAATCGCACGATTACATCTGTTCCATGGGAAGAGTATTTCCCCAATCTACATTCAGTGAAATGCACGTTCACAACACCTTCCAGTGGGTCAGGTTACGCAACTACTAAACCATGGGAAGCATTTGCGGCAGGAACTGTTTGCTTCTTTCATCCAGATTATGACACGCAGAATAACATTCTTGGTGATGCGCAGCCTGCACTTCGTGAATGGCTTCGCGTGAAGACTCCTGAAGAACTTGAGTCTCGTGTTAAGATGTTGTCAGTCGATCAGGATGCATGGACCTGGCTTGTGCATGAACAGCGTAATCACTTTGAAGATGCAATGCGCAATCTTACTTATATGAAGATGATTGAGGATCGGATTTACGGATGACACGTGTAGCACTTATCACCACAACAATCAATAACCCAACAAATTTGCTTGAATGGGCAAAGACAATGGATCCTGACAAGGACATCATTGTTATTGCAGGCGATAAGAAGAGTCCACATGAGGATATTATAAACACATGTGAATTGATTGAAGAATCAACAGGTGTGCAAGCTACATATTTTCATCCAGATAATTTCATGACATGGGAAACAGATGAAACTATTGGATATAACTGCATCCAGCGACGTAATGTAGCTTTGCTCGAAGCACTAATCGCTCAGCCTGAAATTATTGTCACAGTGGATGATGATAATTATCCGACGCATCCTAATCAAATTGATCATTATTATGAAGAGTTGTGTAAGCCACTTTCACAAGAAGTCATTACATCAGCCACTAATGGTTGGTACAATGTCGGTCTTACATATGAACCAAGTGTCATACATCGTGGATTTCCTATTGAGCACATTCACGATAGTCCAGCAAATGTTATTACAAGTGTGCAACAGAACATTAAACTTGGCGTCACTACGTCATTTTGGCATGGTGATCCAGACATTAGTGCACTTGAGCGTATTTATACTAACCGTATGGTTCATGCACATGAAATTAGAGATGATTTCATCACGCTTGATATTGGCACATGGTGCCCATTCAACTCACAGGCTACTGCATTCAGAGCTGAATTTTCTCCACTCATGATGATGTGGCCAGGTGTTGGTCGATTTGATGACATTTGGGCAAGTTATGCGATGCGTGCGGTTATGGACTTTGTTAGTTTCTATGTGAGTTATGGTAAACCACATGTTCGCCAAGATCGCAATGAACATAATCTCATTCGTGATCTTAAGGATGAGATATTTGGGTATGAACACACACTAACTCTAACTAAATTGATGCGTGACATTGATTTTAAGAATGCATCATCTACACATTATAACATCATTACACTTGCTGAACAGCTTTACGCGCATATTGTGATGAATTTTGATCCACTACTTCCTAAGACCCGATATGCGTTCAAGGCATGGACCGAAGATATGCGTACGCTTGCAAGTGACTTTGGTGTTAACTTCATGATCAAGAAGGATGATAATGAATAGCGATATGCTTAAGCACATGCTCGATCTGCAAGAAGAATTGCAGGTTAAAGCATATGGTGAAAATCCTGGTGAGTTTGAATCTAATGAAGAACGTATCCAGTTCATTAAAGATATGATTCTTGCACTCACCGATGAACTTCACGAAATGCTCGGTGAAGTTGGTTGGAAGCCTTGGGCAACAAGTGATCACATCAATGAAGATGCATTCAAGAACGAACTTATTGACGCATGGCACTTCTTGATGAATCTCATGCTTGTCGTGAATATGAGTGCTGAAGAGCTATATGAACGATACATTGCAAAGCGTCAGAAGAACATCAAGCGTCAAGACAATGGATACGACGGTTTGAATAAGTGTCCTATTTGTAAGCGCGCTTACGATGATGATGCTGTTGAATGCAATTATACGTATGATATGAATGGCACTCCCATGTATCGTTGTTTTATCTGATAAGATAAAACAATGTATACCGCTGTAGATGTCATGGGTTTCGCCGGTGGATTCACCATGGGTATGGTGCAGGCCGGATTTACACTTGTCGGTAAGCGCGAACTGAAAGGTGGATTCGGTGTAGCCAATTGCGAGGCAAATAGACATCTACTCGGTGATTCTTGGCAGACTGAGGCATGCGATCATAATGAATGGACTCCCGTTGATGCCAATGTAGTTTTCGGGAATCCTCCTTGCAGTGGATTTTCTGTTATGAGCAATAAAGATTTTAGAGGTGCTGACTCACCTATTAATCACTGCATGTGGGCATTTGCAGATTATGTTTCTAGAGTCAAGCCACTCATTGCTTGTTTTGAATCAGTACAGCCTGCGTATAAGCGTGAAGATGGCATTGCATTGATGCGTGCTTTGCGTGAAACAGTACAAGAACGTACAGGTTATAGTTACACACTTCACCACGTGTTGCATAATGCATATTCAGTTGGTGGATCATCCATTCGACCCAGATACTTCTGGTTGATCTCACGTGTTCCATTTGGTGTTGAGATTCCTATCTTTGATCGTTACCCTACACTCAATGAAGTCATTGGTGATTTGAGTGATCTGGAATCTACATGGGAAATGCAGCCTTATACTAAGGAATCGAGTTGGTGGGCAGCTTCACGCATTTCATCCAGTGGATCAGTTGATGGTCATGTTCACCTAACAAATCCTGCCATTAAGCGCATGTATGACTTGATGGAAGGAATTGATTGGAATCCACGTGAACATATTGGTCTTGTGGCAAGAAAGTACTACCACAAGCATGGAACTCTTCCGCTGTCATGGACCGCAACACAAGACAAACTTATTAAGAATGATTTCTTCATGGGTTTCACAACTCCTGTGAAGTGGGACGGTGAAGCACCTTCTCGTGTTGTAACTGGTGCTGGACTGCATAATATTGTTCATCCTTTTAAGAATCGTATGTTGACTCACCGTGAAGTCGCTCGTATTCTTGGATTCCCTGATGACTGGAAGATTGCGCCTCTCCAAAATCTTGTTGGACTGAGCGCCACATGGGGTAAAGGTATTACAGTTGATTGCGGCAGATGGATTGGGACATGGATCAATAATGCACTCAATGATGACCCAGGATCTCATAGAGGTGTAGAAATTGGTCCTAATGAATATACAATTGATGTAACGCACGCTTACAATCCTAGTAAGCGCTTTGGTACGGTTAAGCGTAAATCTGTGAAAGGTAATAGAGTGACTGACGAGCTTCTTGCTGATGAGACTGAGAACACAGAAGTTAAGCCCGGTCGTAAGGGTCGTGCGCCTGGTCAGACGGCAGCGACTAAGGAGCGCGACGAATATGTCTACAACCTCATTCCGGATGGCGGTTTGGACATCAATGACCTAGTCGTTGCTGCAAACAACGAACGACCTGAGGCATACGAAGAGTTCAACTCAATGCGTGTTTACATGTCTCTTTACCGACTGCGTAAGTCGGCTGGCACTGTTGATCTTGTGCCCACTACAAATGGTCGTCGGTGGGTTCGTTCTAACGATGAGACTGTTAACAACACTGTCGACAATGGTGTTGAGACGGCAGATGAAGTTACTGAGGCTGTTGCTGAGTAATTAGCATAAGGACTGCATTTCATAATGCAGTCCTTATTTTTTGTGAGGTATGATGCCACTGTACAAAGAGGTCCAGTATATTGGACCACCGCGCGGTTATGGCAATGGTGCCACTAAATACGGCATTACCATTCACTCGACTGAAAATACTGCATCAGCACGTGATGAAGCACTTTATGCTAAGAATCGCACTGATTCTGTTAGCTCTCATTATTATGTTGATAAAGCCGGTGTTATCCAGTCGCTTAACACTAATTATGGTGCTTTTCACGCGGGAGCAGCATATCCAAACACATATCTCATTGCATATGAGTTTTGCGGAAGAGCATCATGGTCTACTGCTAAGTGGATTGATAGTATAGATTTTGACGCTGCCGCTGGACAAATGGCACGTGATTGCCAAACATGGAACATTCCAGCACGCCATCTAAGCATTTCTGCACTGCGTGGACATGAGCGCGGTATTTGCACACACAATGATTGTCGTCTTGCTTTTGGTGGCACTGATCACACTGATCCAGGAAATAACTTTCCACTCTCACTTCTGATCGATAAAATTAATAACATTTTGAATGGAGACGATGTGAGCGCCAAGGACGTGTGGACATATGATCCCAATGATATTAATCAGGGTGGTCTTAAGAATCCACGCCAGCGTCATGATAGCAACACTAATCCAACAACGCAGTACGGTTTTGGTTTGGGTGACATGTGGCAGGGAATCTATGATGCGCATGACAAGATTGATGCGGCTGCGGCATTGGCAGAGAAGCGACACAATGAAGTGATGGCAGCAATTGCTCTCATCACAGGTGGAGGTGCAACAGCGGCTGAAGTTAAGAAGCTTGTTGGCCAAGATCTATTGGATGATAATTCATAATGAGGTAGCATGAGTGCTAAATCAAGTGAACCATCCATTACAGTTTCATTGACAGCAATTTATGATGAAGTGCGTGACGGAAATAAGCAAACAGCGCATGCACTTCATCGCATTGAATTGCTAACGCATGATTTCAATAATATGAAAATCATGCAAGAAAGTCTAAGAGCTGACATTGAATCACTTAAAAGGAATCGCTGGCCTATACCCAGTGTTGCTGTGATCATTTCATTTCTTAGTCTTGCATACATAGTTTTGAAAGATTCAATTCGAGGGCAGTGATGAGCGATATAACTAAAAAGGTAGACGCAAAGTCACGCGCATTGCGAACTTTCTTTCAGGGTTTGGCCGTGGATGGTATTCTTGTTCTATCAGTCGTGATGTACAATGCGACTTCTTCCAATGATTTTTCGTGGAATGGAACATATTGGAGTGGTCTACTATTGCTCGTTGCACGAACGCTTATTCATAGTGCAGCGTCATATGCTATGCGATATTTCAAATCACCTCCTTCTGAATAGACTATTTATAATTAACATCCCGACTAGTTCGGGATGTTTTCTATTTATTCTGACGTGTTTTAGGCTCAGCGGCAGAGATTTGTGATGCTCTGAGTTCATCCCTGATGCTCTAAAAGTCAAAACCCTATAGTTCGCTACCAAGACTAGAGTTGATCTCCTCAGGATGAATCTAGAGCGTTTGCCAACGTAGATGGCATGTGGCAAAAAATCTTGATAAAACTTTCTTCAAGATCGCACATTTTTCACTGGGGTCGTGTACAATTGACATACAAGCACAAAACAAAGCAAGCGAAAAACAAGCAAATCACATGAGAACAAGACAATAGAGGAGACTACGTGTCTACTGAAGCCACCGGATCCAAGACCAAGCCGACTCCCCGCAAGCGCGGCACCTCGACTCAGTCTTCGGCTGAAAAGGCGGCTGTGGTGGAGAACGTTGAGTCTACTGACATCGTCCCTGTGGATGAAGTCATCGTGGATGAGACTGCCTCCAGCACGACTGCCGATGAGACTGAGATTCTCGAAGGAGAACTTATCTCTGTCCAGACGCAGCCGACTGGAATGCGTATGACTCTCGGTGCGAATGACAACAGGTCGACCATGTTCACTGAGCGCACTGCTCCGTGGATGAAACTTGGTCGACTCGTAGATGGGGTTCGTACTGCACGAGACGCTGCCATTCAGGGCGGTATTGATTTCGATGTGGTGAAGGCGCCTGCTGGATTCTTTTGGGAAGGACAGTGGGTGGAGTTGACTGACCGTAAGACCATCGTTCGAAAGGACACCGGTACTCCAATGAGTGTCGTGTCTGACGGATATCCGGTCTTGCAGTACAGTGAGGCTTTCAACTTCATGGACCAGATCAATCCTGAATACATTGCCGCTGGAGCTCTTAAGGGTGGCAAGCAGGGTTTCATGGTTGTGAAGACGCCTAATCACTTCGACGTCACTGTTCTTGGAGAAGACAAGCACGAGTTCTATGTGGTTCTTCGAACGTCACACGATCTGACGCGCGCAGTTGAAATCATGATCATGCCTCTTCGAGGTAAGTGCATGAATCAGCTGACGCTCCGTTCTCTGACTCGTGGTGTTGAGCACCGTTGGTCGGTTCGACACACGACCACGATGAATGAGAAGCTCGAAGAGGCACAGCGTGCTATTCACAAGATGGGTGACTATGTATCAGCCTTCAAGGACATGACTGAGCGTCTTGCATTGGTCAATGTCAGTGAAGTTGGTGCACGAGCGCTGATGAAGCAGATTTTCCCGGATCGTCCAAGGACGCACGAGAAGATTGACCGCATCATCAATATGTGGAACACGTCTGAGACCGTTGCATACCCTGGCACTGGGTGGGGACTCGTCAACGCTGTCGGTGAGTATTACGACTGGGAGCGTAGTGGAGGATCCGCTGAGTCGCGTTTCACTGCTGCTCTCCAGGGTCAGACACACACTGCCATCAATCAGGTAGCTGCTCGCGTTCTTGCGATGGCGTAATTAATGAATGAGGCTTGGGAAACCAAGCCTCATTTCATATTAAGGATAAATATGATAGAGATAACGGATGTTGATCTTCCCCATGATCTCGTGCTTAAGGCAATTTCACATGCTCGTGCAATTGCTATAAAGAACAGAAATACACACACTAATAATGTAATTCGTTGCGTCACAGGCAATGAGACAGTTATTAAAGCGCATATGGGTAATGCGTCAGTGGTGAACGCAGAAACGATGCTTGGATGTTGTTTCTTCAAAGGATACACCAGAGGCATTTATCTTCGCCCTGGTGAGAGTAAACATAGTACAGTGAAGACATATTGTCATGAACTGGCACATGCGTTTACTAATCCTGCTGTTCATCATGGCTATTCATGGCGTAGTCTCTATTTTCTATTTTGGGCTACTATTCCACGAATGTTCGATATCTATGAGACAGAAACTGATTTCTATGATGAAGTTGTGGACACTCTTTATCGCTATGAGATTCGTGGTTTCACACAATATTCGCGTCATCTCAAAGCAATGATGAGGATGCGGGCATGGTACGTGGCGTTGGTAGAAAGTCAAAATTCATAGTGATGAGTGAAAACGATACTAAGTGGATGAAGCATGCATTGTGTGTTGGTGTTGAGCCTGAAGATTTCTTTCCACCAAATGTGGAAGATAAACGTCGTCCAATTCAAGTAACGCAATACATTGAAAAGGTTTGCGGTCTTTGCCCTGTTGCATCTAATTGTCTTGATTTTGCTATTCTTCATGAAATGCAAGGCATATGGGGCGGTACCACTGACTACACACGCGCTCAACTCACAAAAAAGACAAATAAGCTTAAATGCCCTGGTTGCAGTGGATCTTCACTGTTCACAGAATACACAGGTGATGTTATTTGCAATTCCTGTGGATTGTCATGGAAGTCGCTCTAAAATCACGTCTCTGAGTTCATCGTAGAGGGGCTATCTGAGAACCTTGGTAGTTCGTATACCAAGGTTTTAGATAGCCCCTTTAATGGCATCTGAAAGTGTTTATCGACTTCAGGGATGCGTATTGATTGCTTCCATCCATGCATCGACCCAGAGGTGAGCACGTTTCTCATATGTGAACATTTCAGCAGTTTTCTTCACTGCCTCTGATTGTTCTTTATAAAATGATTCATCAGACATAAGACGTCGAATCTTTGAAACCCATTCGGATGGCTTCTTAGCAAGCAATCCACCGCCATATCTCTGTAGTCGAGTGTATTCATGGCGTGGTGATGCAACCCAAGGAATGCCAAGTGCTGAATATTCAAGTGGCTTAAGCCAACTCTTAGCCTTATTAAATTTAGTGTCAGCAAGAGGAGCAATTCCAACCTTAAGCTGATTCACTTCATTAGGCCATTGAGCCATTGGAACGACACCAGTATCTTCAACTTCATTAGGAAGTCGAAGCTTTTGTGCTACACCTTTTCCAGAACTAATCACCTTAAATGAAAAGCCTGATCGAGTGAGTTGTTCCACAGATGAGCCGAGAACGTCCAGATCATCTGGATGAGAATGCAAAGATCCAGCCCAACCAAAATGTGTACGTTCTGGAACAGGCAAGTCTAGAAAGCGTTGTGGTACACAATTATAAAGAACTCGACCACGACCATGCGGTGCATACGATTGCATCAATGCATCAGTGGATGTTGTGACCATTGATGCATTCATGCATGCAATTTGCGCATAACGCCAATTATGACCTGTGTTATCATTTTGTGGATGCATTGCATGAAATGCAGGATTTGCCGGATGAATACATGAAAGATCATCATCCATATCAACAATAACTGGAACACCTTCATCTTCACGAAGTAGTTTCACTGCTTGATGAAGAATCTTGTGCGTTGGTCGTTGCAACACAATTGCTGATGCATCTGATGGATAATTTACTTTAATGAGTTTATCACCGCGTACTTGACCGGACAGAGAGGTCTCCGGATTCCTCTCAGATGGATGAATAATCTTGACGTCTATTCCAAGCTTCTGAGCAATTTGCGCAGGCCAGATGATGCGATAGTGGCCACAACCAGAGACATCAGCCGGATAGACATAGATCGTCATAGCCACTCCGGATGCTTGAGAGTCCACTGCACAGTATTATGAACCGTTTCTTCAAACGAATACGGTGGAGTCCAACCATACAAACTCAACATACGTGTTCCATCAAGACCATATTTCAGATCATGTCCGGGACGACTTGAGTGAAAATCATCCAATCCATATCTAAGTTCTTTACCCATATGATCAGCAATCATTTGAGCAAGTTCAAGATTATTAATTTCACGTTCACCGACAATATTAAAACGCATTGGTTCATTATTATATGGATAACGTGCAGTGCAATTGTATTGCATAATCGTAAGCCATGCATCAGCAAAATTACGCGCATGAATATAAAAGCGTGATCCAATGATATTTGTTCTAGTGTCAGCATGGACAATTACAATTTCATCGCGTTGAATTGCACGCATTACTTTTGCGAAATACTTTTCACTATCCTGCATCTCACCGAACAAGTTCATTGTGTTCGTGATGATCAATGGCACATCATATGTGCGCCAATATGAAATGGCAATAGCTTCTTGCGCAGCTTTACTTGCTGAATACGGGTTACTTGGAAGAATTGCGTCCCATTCCCTAGCCGGGAATTTAAGCATTGGCCCGTATATTTCATCTGTGCTCATTTGCAAGAACATCTTTAGATTAGGTAGTGTTCTTGCATATTCAAGCAAAGACAGCATTAGGTTCACATTATTTTGCACAAATGGAACAGGTGTCGCAATGCTGCGATCAACATGACTATCACTTGCAATGTTAAGAATATACTTAATGTCACCAAATTGTGCTGCTGTGACATTATCAATAGGTGTTGATAGATCGTGAAGAATAACATCAACACGATTAATCCACTCAGGATGATCATTAAATGCAGATGAAATACGCGCTGATTTACCGCGATTTCTAAATGTTACAGGACACACAATGTGAAAATCAGTATTCACAAGCAAATGACGTAGCATATGTGAACCGACAAAACCACCGGCTCCTGTGAGTAGGACTCTATCTACCATCTGTCACTCCTTCCTGAGGTGTTTCCACCGCAGTTATGCCAAATCCATGTGTTCTGTACCAAATGATATATCTTAGCACCAAGATCACGTATACCCAAAGCTAGACGTCGATCTTCACCAGTGCCGTGCGGATAATCTCTTAGTGTGTCAAATCCAACTTCCTGAGCAAGTTCAGTTCGCACTAGAACTGTGATTGTGGTTTCCACAGGATCATCTGGATTCCAAGGCTTATCACGATTCAAAGGAAATGGATCAAATCCGCATGGTGAATCGAACCATGAATACACAAAGTCAGCTTCTTGTTCTTTTGCAGCATTCATGAGTGCATATAGGTGATGCGAATGAAATTCATCATCATCATCAAGAAATGCAACCCAAGGCGTTGTCACACCATCAAGTGCACGTTGACGTGTGGCAGGTGCACCTTCTTTATTCACATCATATGAAATGTGAACTGCTTTAGGTCTTAGTGATTGACGCTCAATACTTGCAATAGCACGAGGTAGTGTTGTGCTAAATCGTGGAGGAATAGATGCCATTGCAATTGAAATATCATCAAAACTTACCATTTAGGTTCCCATAGTAGACTTCTATGAAAAATTGTTCCATTTCCACCAGTTACACGATGTTTTGTGACAATATTATATTGTGCATTAGGTACAAGTCCTGTCACGTATCTAAACGTAGCGGCACCATCTTCAAGTCCAGGTGCAGCCAAACTATTTGTTACAAGCGCATAGTCAGTACTTGCAGCTTGGACAACAGCGCCTGCATCAATAGTACTTCCTTCTTTAAGTTCAGCACTGACATAAATCGTATTAGTGGTATTAATGCGATAACCACTATGCCATGTGTACTTGCCGCTCCCAGATGGTGGGGCTGTAAAAGCAAAACCGCATACCGCAGCACCTGCAGTAAAAACTGTGTCAGTGAATGCAGTTATGTTTGTACCATTTTCATTAAATACCCAACTCATTGTTGGATCATTAACTTGAATCAAACCATTAAGTGTTAGAAATCCATTAACAGTAAGATTATTAAAAACCCACGGAGGTGAATCAGAATTAACATCAAAACGCCCAATGATGTATGCTCCAGATGGTGGAACAAACAACACAAACACTCGTGTTGATCCTGGAATGATTCCAATAAGACTACTTGCTGCGATGGATTTCACATCACCATCAAGTATAACTTGTGTGCTAAAAATACTTTGAGTTGTGTTTACATCACCGGCTGTGGTAGCCTGATGAAGACTCCATGTAATTCCTTGACGTTTAGCTTCATCTACAAATGTTTGAAGACCAAGAGCAATATATTCAGGATCATTTGAACTAAGCATATGCCTTCCTCATTGTGTGAGTCATATCTCCACCTTCAATGAGCTGCATTCCCCAACTAAGTTCAAGCCACTTCTCATTATCCCACTTAATTACATTATAGCTGTCAAATCGAGGATCAGGCGCAGTTGTGAGTGTCACACGTTCAAAAACTGTTTCTCTAAGTCCAATGTTTTGTGCAACAGTGTCAGCACCACCTTGTGATGTAACTTGCATATTTCTGACATCTGGAAGCACAAAACCACGATTCACAATTGAATGTGGTGCAGATGAAGGTATATCATATGTACCAACAAGTACTGAATTATTAGCTTTATTATTTATAACAATGATACGATTAGGTGCAATTAGAAGATCATCACTCTCCGCAATTGTGGAGTATTTAACAACATTGCTTGCATCAAAGTCAAAATCCGATGTGCGATCAATCGGATCAAAAGCAAGAATGATTCGAAATGTTCCATTATTATCGATCCATGGTGAGAAATAACCTGCTTGAATGCAAAGATCTTCAACCACTTTCAGACGTGAAGTACCAAGTGACCATGAACCAATGACATTTGTATTATTGTCTTCGAAATTCATTGGTATGTTAACATCAGCAAGAAGTTCTGCCAATACTTGATTTACAGGTTGACCAATATCTATTTCAGTATTAAGGAATTCACTTGTTGATGTTTGTCCAGCCATGAACGATTCTTCCATTGGTTGGTCAATGATAAATGATTCATCAACCAATGATGTTGACGATAGTTTACCTGAAGTAAACTTTTGTCTTGTAACATCACTGAACATATATCGTCCTAGTGGATATTCAGTGCCATCACTAAACACCATATATGGAAGAATACGATCAGTGATTGCATTGATTGATGCGGTATCATCTTTACCAAAATCCATGGTAAGAGTGCGTTTAATCGTACGCGTAGTGTCATGATCAAGCTGCGGCACCGTATCTCTCAATGGATACACTTGACCAAGATGCTGACCAGTCACGCCATTCACAAGATCAAATCTGAACGTGGATGATCGTTGGCCAATATAATCGCTAAGATCAAGCTGTGGATTCTTTTCATTTGTGATAAATGCTTGCGCAAATTTAGATGTCATACCATCACGTCACAATGTATGGTGTTCGTGTAACTTCAGTGATTTGGGCTTGTACCATCTGAAGCTTACGTCTACGTGATACTGATCCAGATGGAATCATAACATTTGCAAACCATCGATCACCATCCTCTGTTCTTACACATACATATGGTAGATCAGCCCATGCAAGATCACGAATATCAATGGCATGATTTTCAAGAATTGGTTTTGGTACTGCAGCAGCTTGGATAAGAAGTGTTCTTGAGAATTGTTCACCACCACGTTCGAGTGGTCTAAATGCTGTAAAGAAATCTTTACCATACATTCTCTGAAGTGTTTGCGTGTCACTTTCAGGAAATGTAAATGCTTCATCCACAGTATCAGCCCATACAGGTGTATATGCCAGTGCAGCTGAACCATCTTGTGCAGCATTAGATGTAAAGATCAATACTCGAGGATCTTGTGATCCAATTTGAATACCGGGTGTTGCAATTGTGGATGATACTATACTTGTCCATGGGCCACAGAAATCCATAGAGTTACACACGCGCATACGGTAATCAGATCTGAATCCTACACGCGCTTCATAATCAGCAAATCCGGTTACTGCACGACTTTCCATCTGTGCAAGTGTTACCCATGTAGTGTCGACATCATCTTTTCGTTGAATCTCATAGTATCCAAATTGAGAATCAGCAATACCTGTGACAGCGCCACTCCCTATAGGAAGCCACGTAAGCTGGTTGTATCCAATACCGGTTGGGATGCATTCAGGCGGTACGCCGCATTCTAGGCCGATTCCATCAACTGGAATGAAGGCCTCTGACGCCGAAAATCCAGTCACAACTGGTGTATCGCGTGAAAATAGAAGTACTGCATCAGTACGTGAATCATCACGCTCAACATTAGTATCCCAGTGCGGTCTAAGCCATGTTGCACCATTTGATTGAACATACGTGGGATTAACAACATCAGGATATGGTTTTGCTTGATCGAGCAAATATGTTGCTTGCGCTGTCGCACCAAGAATTTGCCACTGATTGCTTACGCTAAGTCCAGGTGAACTCCATGTAAATGATTTTAGCGATCCAGATGATGTAAACGTCGGAGGCGTGCTAAATGTAAGATTTACTTCTTTCCAACCGTCAGTAATTTCAGGAAGTGCATTAAAATCAGCAACACTTAGTGTTACTTGCGTTGATGGGTTGCTATCATCAGTCAATATGAGTGGTTGATTTGTGTTACCAAATGTCCGTGCATAAAATCGCACATAAGGATATAGTTTTGACGAATCACTAAGATTTCTTACATCTTGTGTAACTTCAATGCTATCATAGACAGGAAGAGCGATTTGACTTCCGTAAGCATGCACGCCAGTGATAACATCAGGAACAGCAACAGATGCATTATCATACTGAAAAATAATAGGCTTTGTGTTAGTGTTACCGTTTGCCACGCCCGATCTGAAACCGATACGGCTCACAACATCGCGAACAAACGTGTAATCAGTGACAATAAGTTGCCACCACGGAGGCTCATTTACAGCGCCCGTGTCCCATATTTTCATTCCAAACCATTGGTTTTGTGCTCGAATGCGAATTGCCCAATAGTTATTTGCTGTCCATGTTCCTGGTGGAAATACATTGTTTGCTACACGTGCAACTGTGCCACCAACATCTTTAAGAATCTGTAGGTGGATACTTTCATCCAGATCAATTGTCACTCTAAAGATAAGTGAATTCAAAAGAACTGAATCATAATGGACTGTGATATTGCCAGGTTCAATTGCACCACCCGTCACATCAGTGAATGTGTTTCTGAACCAAATGGTAGCATCATAATCGACCCAGCCAAATCCTTCAGGTGCCATCTGCGATTCACGATAGGCGAGTGCAACCGGAACAGAATGAATACCTTGTGTGCCGTCAACTGATGCGTCTGTTGGAAGAACAGATCCACCAGATCCACCGCAAACATAATTACTTACACCATCTGATGCAGTACCCCAACAATTGGCCACAACTCTATTGAAGTTATCGGTGCCACGAACATAATTACCGAGCAATGTCAATTGTGGCATAAGATTAGATGTATCACATGTATATGCATCACCAGGAGTTAGACTCTTTGTGACAACAACACCATTGAGATTTGTAAGTGGATACAATTGCCGTGCAGCAAAAAGTGTTGGAAATGCACCTTGGTTTGGTTCAAGACCATGATCCATCATAGTGACAGTGACGGTGTAATCTTGATTTGCGCTCAGTGATGCACCAAAAATACGAGTCTGTGGCGTGTACAATGGAACTTCATTAGAACCAGGAATGTAGCCCACTGTATTTGTTGCTAGGTTATTTACACGATAGTGTGACACACCACCAACAAGTACTCTATTTTCCTCACAATATGTGATTTCAAGTGCAATGTATCCACACGTCATTGCTCTTGGCGCTTGATATGGAACAGTTGTTGTGATTTGAAGATTTACCTCGCTTGCTGCACCATCAACAAATCGAAGAAGATCATCATCAGTCCATGGAAGCGCAACGAGATTATCTCTCACATTTGGATAGCTTGTGTTCCAAAATGTGTTGACTTCGCCCATATCGATATGTTGAAGTGTAATATTTGCTGTACGACTTTGATCGACATTGAATAGACGGGTGATATACGGTGCAGTAAGAGCAGTTCCTGCAGTGTTTGCTACAGCCACATTAAATGATGTAAATGCAACATCGTTATCAGTGAATGGTCCTGTGAATTGCGATACAAGTGAAACATTGAGAATACGCTTATTAAGAATCAAAGTGTCAACAGATGCAATGTCAAAGTTAAGCGTAATGACAACACTTGCTGGTGCACCAACACCCGACGTGTTATTGACAAAGAAATATGTATCGTCACCTGGGTTTTGGATAACACTGAGTAGTGATCCGCCAAACAAACCCAATGTACCATTCGGTGATGGATCAACAGTAATCACGCTGACAGGAACTGTGATCTTTTTAATTGGACCTGTTGCGCATTCTTGTCCTTTATTATACACAGTCATACCAGCGACTTGACCTTTGTGGTCAAAACCTGGCGTGGGGTTATCCACATAGTATCGACCATGCGTGACAAGCGTTGAACTCAGACCGGTGGGTACACGAAACGTATGTCCACGCTCACTTGCAAAATCAGGCGTGTAATTATCATTGACGATGGGAACCCATTCTTGGCCAATGACTGATGGTGCAGATGGATTGTAAATCTCAGCCATTAGAGAACCCTCACCTGAGTCCGTGTATTGCGCCGCATGATCACATCATTGATGCCCATACCAACAGCTTGTCCTGTAGCAAATGCTTGTTCTTCTGTCGGCAATGCGCCGGTAAAGACCACCTCGACGGCACCTTTATTGAACACTGCTGCACCTGGATTGTTCGTTCCTGGCACTGATGTAATCATATTATCAGATGCAAGTGCCGGAATGCTTGAATTCACATCAAAAGCACTGGGGATCATATTAGTGATATCACCCAATGTGTTACGCAATGAAGGAATCGAGTTTTCAATACCATTTATGAGACCACTCATAATTGCTTGACCTGCTGGCGTAAGCAACTTGAGGTCAACCTCCATTGGACCTTTCCAGTCGGTGATACTTTCTGTAAGATTAGTGAATGTGTCCTTAACCCAATTCCATGCACTAACGACACCATTCACAAGACCACGGAGAATATCACGTCCTGCATTATAAAGAAGATTACCTAGATCACCGATGGCATTAAGAATTTTATCGGGAAGTTCAACAAAGAAGTCAATGACATCATCAACAATTCCAGCAACTTTCTCAAATGCTTTCACAAGCCAGTCGACAAGAATAGCTGAGAACTCAACAACCTTTTGAATGAGGAATGCTATGATTTGTAGCATTCTCTGTAGAACTTCAATAAGGAAATTAACAACTGGAATCATTTTGTTAAGAACATCCACAATGTTCTCAATCATCATGATAAAGATGTCAAGACCAAGATCGATCAATTGCACAATGATAGGCAATAGTGCTTCAATGATTGGCATCAATGATTCTGCCAGTGCAGAAATCAAATTCACAATCGGAGGAAGCAACTTCAAGATAACATCGATCATTGGTATGAAGGCTTGAACAACCTTCACAATGACAGGAATCAACTTGATGACTGCGCCGCTTAGTTGTGCGCCAAGATCTTGTGCAAGTTTTGAAATAACCGGAATGATCTTATTAAGCGCATCAAACAATGGTTGCAGCGCAACAGCGAGTTGAGAAATAACTGGCGCTAGTGCATTAAACAATGCGATCACAATGGGCAGAACAATCTGCATTGGAATCATCGCAAGCTTAATGATTTCAACCAGTGGATCAATCAATGTTATGACGACAGGCAAAAGTGCATCAATGATACTGATCAAAGCAGGAAAGAGTTGCGATGTCAGTGGAATCATCACTGTTAGAATATTTGCAATAACTTCAATCAAACCACCTGCCAGTGCAGTAATAACTGGTGCAAGTGATGTTAGAAGATCACCAAGACTATTCGCAACAAGTGTAATGACGGGCGTCAATGCAGTGAAGATCGGCATCAATCCGGTCATCAATTGCGCAATGAGAGGCGTAATGATCTGTACCAAAGTGATAATGATCTGAATGAGACCATCACTCAATGCGGCCAAGAATGGCGTCATTGCACTGACAAGTTGATTGATCGTGGGCACAAGCGATAGGAAGATTGCTTGTAGACCTTGACCCAACATTGCGATGATAGGTGCAAGAACAGCAGCCAGCATCTGGAATATTGGTGCAAGAGCAGTTGCCAGTCCATTAATGATCTGAGCAAGTGAAATAAGAAGAGGACCGGCAACTTGTGCCACTGATGAAATAATTTGCATCAGTGGTGCGATTGCACTTGTAAGTGCTTGAATGGTTGGAAGTAGTGCTTGAATCAGTGGACCAATTACAGGACCAAGATTATCAGCAAGTACTTGTGTGAATGCTAGTACTTGTGCAATGATAGGCGCAAGCAACGGTGTAAATTGCTGCACCACTGTGGACAAGCTATTGATGATATCTGGTAGTGCCGATGCAGTATTAATGATAGGCACAAGTGATGGCACAAGTGAAGTAAAAGCATTAGCTGCTGCGTCAGCCGCCGGTACAGCTTGATCAACAAGAGCTTGCGTGATAGGTGCAATTGCCGGTCGAATCTTAATAAGAGATCCGATAGCGATGTTTGTGAATTTACCTATAGCACCTTCAAGAATGGGCAATGTATCAAGAAACGTGAAACCAAGTGAATCCTTGATCATCTTCAAGGAATCATCCCACGTTTTAAAGATCGTAGGTGCTTCACCATTTAGTTCAGTCGCTACTCGAGCAGCATTACCAAAACCAACTGTGCCGAGTGATATAAGTGCTGCTGTTGCTGTTCCGGCACCGGCAGCAATGGCACTAAATGCACCGGCAGCACCGATACCCAAACCTGCAAGTGAATAGCCAATACCACGCCATGTTCTTCTGGTAAAGAATGGTCCACTTGTGGCTCTAGTTGCAGATTTATTTATACTCTTAAATACTTTATCTGCTTTATCATCAAGATCTTCGAGCTCATCTTCGACTTTTTTAATGTCAACTTCAGCTCGACCGGTCATTTCTTTAAACTCACGCTTAAAGTCACGACCAACATCAGCAATAACTCTAGCGGCAGAACCGCCCATTTTCTTAAAACGATCGGTAACGGCTGTGCCCATTTTGTCGATACGCTCGATGACACTGCTAACTGTCTCATCGACTTGTCGAACAACTGTGCGCTGGAACTTATCAGCAACAGGAACAATTTCAATTGAAATTGTGTCAACGGGCTCAGCCACAACTACCTCTTACGATTCTTTGTAAGAGATTGAGCTGCCAAAATACTTGAGTGACTGGCTTCTTCATCACCATGCCACCAAGAAGGCGTCCATTCTCTTTTCTCCGGCTTATCCTCCATAGACAATAGAGGACCGACCAATTGACTATTAATTTCTTTATGCTTTTCAGGATCTGATGTTTCTAGAACCCAAAAGTGCACAAGATCTATGAAACGATCGACGGTGAACTTACTGGGATCAACGTTTCTGCTTGCGCACCATCCATTGAAAATGTGCCATCTTTCTCTGTGAAATCGATGGTAGAGCCATTTGCAGAGTCCGACGACTGCTCCAAAGGGCGGCCGGTGTACACCTCAATAAGCCATTCAATGATGTCACTTAGTTCTTCAACATCAATGGGATTTGTCTTGTCACTAAGTCGCTTATTAAAAAGTTCATATGAGTGATCAAGCATGAGACCTTCAAGAATTTCCATGAAGAGATCAAGCTTTGCATTTACATTAGAATTTTCAGCATCACCGAGTGCACTAATTTTACGAGTAAGACTCATTGGCATTTTACGCACACACTCAAATGTGTCACCATCCAGATCGAATGTGACAGGTTCACGCTTCTTCGCTCGTGTAAAAGATTTGTGGCGCATAATCTCAGTCATGCGTTCTCCTTCATCAATTTATTCTATAACATTGAATGATATCACACTCAAGTTAATGTGCTGCTGCAAATTTCGCATTCGTGAGAAATGGATTTGCTTTAATACCACGAACACGTCGTGCAATGATAATATTACCGTCTCGGCCATACCATGCCATCGCATTGGCGTGAACAGGACCGTGATCGCGTGTTCCGTTATGAATGAATGGTGCATACATTACAGGAGTGCCGACGGTCACTACAGGGCGATTTCGTCTCACATGCAATTGTGTATGAATGCTAGAACGAAGATTTCCTGTATCTGTGGTAGTCGTCACATTACGTTTTGCTTGTGCTTCAACATTATAGCCACGGCGCAAAAGATCACGTGCCACACCGCGTTTACGAATCAAAATCTCAGTCATCACGCCTTCGAGATTTTGGTTTGTTCTATGAATACGTGTTGCCATGATTACTCACAAGGGCAATTAGATATGAGTGATACATTGAATGAAAGTACAGCACCAACACATCCACCACGTGGTCCGGTTTCTTCAGTGGTAGAGATGTTATACTCCATGATATCATTTGAATTGCGCATTTCAGCAAGACAACATTGTACTGCTGTTCTCATATAATATTTGTCTTGATAAAGAATCTTAGAAGCTTCCTGCAATGTGGTACACTTTGGTGCATGACCATTTCTATCCGGATTTGGCGCACATCGAAGTAGTGTTATTTCAAATGTACTTACAGTGTATGGTGCACCACATTGCGTTTCATTCATTCCCTCTGCAGGAAGAGGAAATGTTGTTGAGCTAAATTGTGATGGATTAGTGATAGTAAGTTGTCCACAACTACAATCATCCCATGCCACTTCACCCGGCACTACACATACACGACCAAAATCTGGAAGTCCTGCACCTATAATACGCGAATGTACACATTCCAGAACAGTTGTGGCAATGTTAAAGAATGCAAGCGGTGTGTTGGCTTCCATCACGTACCTGTTCTTCTAAATGTACGACCACCAACATCAAATATTCTGGCAGGTCTTTGGATGCGTGCTGGGTTCCATGTCTCCACAAACAAGTCACACATGAAAAGACCGATACGCGCTTCACCAATAATGCGGTCAGGATCAAAGAAAGCCATGCTAACGCCTTGTCTTTGAACTGATTGCACAGCCGTTGGAAATGAGCATGAATCATCGCACATCAAGTATTTGACAAATTCAGCGGCAAGTTCACCAACTGCAGCCAACCCAAGTTGCGGAACAACTTCACCAAATTGCGCAGTGACAGACCATGTTCCAGTCTCTGTATCATCCTTGTTGAGGTCATTACAAATCGGCCAAGGATTACCGTCAAGTCGTACTAGAAGACGTTGATCATCCACTCGGTAATCACTTGTGGCAAGTACAACACCGTCGACTTTAACTTCTGTAATATTTGCCACTGGAGCTGGCAACACTGCTTCATGGATGATAGTGCATGAGCATGAACCTGGACATCCACCGCAGCCTAGGTTATACCAAAGTCCTCGGTAATTGTAAGGAAATGGGTAACGTAGGCTAAAAGGAATGATACCTGTTGGGAATACATCATTAAAACAATCACGTGCACAAGGTCGTAGCTTTTGTGTGCATAGACCGAAACGTTGGCCTGTTCTCTTCCAGAGTACCTCAGTAGCAGCTGCAACAGCAATTCCACTAATAGCCTCAGATCCAGTGGGTAGCTCACACGTAAATATGGGAGTCCATGGTTCACATGGTCCCGAGTTAAATTCAGCCATATCATCCCACTAAACTAAGAAAGCCGATGCGATAATCGTATCACATCGGCTCTCATCATTGAATTTTATGGAGTGTATGCAACAGCTCCGCAAGCCGGTGTTGGCGGTGGAACCGTGGTCACGATGTGCAAGAAATGATCGCCTTCTAGTATGACATTTCCATCAAGATATGCAGCACCAACATTCCATCCCGGAAATGCTCTCTTAGTCTCAGCAGCAATTTCAAATGTGAACACGTCATTCTGAAATGTAAACGAACCGATGTTCGCATTACCAACATTCATGAATGCCCAATACAAGTATCGTTGTACACCACCTGGGGTACATGCGCCGACACCTGAAATTGGCTGCCACAATTCAAGAGAAAATCTTGATGTAAGAATACCTTCACCGTATGCCACACCTGTGCCTGTTACACCCACACCACCGGCGGTAAGAAGACGTTCACCGGCAATGATGGCAAAGGCATCAGGATCCAAAAGACAAAACTGACTTGTAAGCGTAACACGCTTCAGTTCACTTGGATCTTTCTCATTGACACAAAGCTCACCATTTGCATTCTTTTGAATGTACTCTGTGCCATCTTCATATTCAGGCGCTGCCTCAACACTAACGAAACCATTCGTAGTGACCTGCGAAGAGCCAACACCGGTAATCGGCACGCCACATTCGTCCTCCGCAGTGAGACGAATTGTGCGTGCCTTAATCGGCGCTACACAAACAGCTGGCATACCAATACTTCCTTACAAACTAAGATCAACAAGTACAGCGAAGTGGCAGCAATCCCAACCCAATGAATATGTTCGTTCTGCGATGAGAACCATACTATTAATGTCTCGGCGCAAACCTTCTTCACGAGAAGATGTGAACTTAGTTGAGCTAACACGCATGTTAATTGCACCCGTCGCATAAAACCATACAAATGGATATGCCGGATCAGTTCCATCGGGTGCAAGTCCACGATAACCTGCGCCTGCTGCTACACGACTATCACCGATAGTCACTAGCATATTTCCGCGACGATAGATAAGACCATAGCGATCAATGTTTGCTAGTGCAACTCTAGGAACGTGAATAACGGGAGTTCCACCGTAACATTGAGCCATTGCACCTTCAAGAAGGCCAATAGCATCAACAGTGCTAAATGCACCTGTCACAGGAATTGTTGCAGCAGTCTGTATAACAACATCTGTCATAACACTATCTGTGACAATAGCATTAGACGCAAGATGCGGATAATTTATATCTGATCCTACAGTGTCAATGACACCGGATTCAAATACACGTTCAAGAGTACGCCCAGCACCAAGATCAAGTGCTTCTTCAGTTCTTGCTTGATATTCGTCCCAAGCACCGACCGGACTACAATCAATGCGTGAGTACAGTGTGAATGCATCATTACCGATGGCTGTAATTCCATCAGTTGACGCATCTTTTGTTGGTGTATCTTGTGCAGCAGAATCAACACAATTCTGTTTTGTTGATAGTGCTCGATCACATGCTTCAGGTCGATACCATGTACCTAGTCGCCAATGCGGATCACTATCGGGAACCACATTGACAACTGAGATAAGACCATACGGAAGAGGTGTAACCGTAGGTGGATCGACTTCTAGACGTACACCTTGCATTGCCATAATTCACCCCTTCCGTATGATCATATTAGAAAACATTTATTAGACGTCACATGCAGTGAGATCATTAGCACCTGTAGTACCATCAGCACAAATGTTCACACTGTAGCGACGAGATTCGTGACCTGGTTGGAAGATCAACCAGCACTCTTCCATCCACTCAGCAGTGAAGTCATTTGTCTCGTTAAGAGTTGAGTCGCGAATAACACCAAGGTCAAGTGTAAGACCATTACCCTTAACGAATGTGCCAGGCGCATAGATAAGGAATTCAACCTGTGTCGGCCAAGCAGTGATTGGAGTACCAGCACCTGGGAAACCAACACCACGAACCTGCCAGTCATTGACCCACTGAACACGAACATTCTCAGCGTCAAACATCGCCATCAGACGAGAGTCATTGACATCGAGAAGATCAACACCAGTGCGCTTACGCAGGTCAGAACGCATCATAGCACGAATCCATCGAGGAAGAATAACCTCAAGAACTGCGTCCTCACACATCGCGTACTTTTCGCGATAATCAATTGCAGCTAGAGAAATTGCACCAATGAGCGGCGCAACAACACCAGAGCCAGCAGAACCGACGGTAGTGTCGCTACCTGATAGAGAAACAAGACGTTGAATCCAAAGACCATTCATCTTGTGCGCATGTGCAGCAAATAGCAAACGCGTGTGGTTGGCAATAAGCTCAGGATATGCGTCATCCATGAGATTACCAACTGTAAGACAAAGACCATCACATTGAAGACGCTCTTCATCAAATGTTGGACATGGAACGCGACCACATGTCTTAGTACCTGACTGCGCTGTACCTGTTGCTGCTGCGATGTCCTGTGTTTCAGTCCATGACCACAGAGCTTCATTACCAACAAGATCACCAAACGATGGTGAAACAGGCCAGCGGATGCCACCACGATTAATGCCGACAGTGGGAAGATCTAGCATACCATCTTCACAAACAATGTTGTAAAAATCGTATGAAATCTCAGAAGGAGCACACCAGCCACCGGCTGCGACAAGTGCATTAACATCTGTTACTTCCTGAAGAACACGATCGATGTCATCAGGCATAGCATCTGGGCCAAGCACGTGACGATACTTACGCTGCATTTGCGCAACAGGAACATAGTTATGCGCACCACGACCATCTGTAAGCGTCTTGGCACGTGCCTGCATTGCAGCAACAAGCGATGCCATGTCAGGCAACTTACTTGCATGCGTAAAACCTGGAATGTCAGCACTCGCAACCAGAACGGCATTATTTGCAGCACGCGCAGGTGGTGCAACCTTAGGCGCGTGTTGACGAATTTCAGCGAGCGTGGGATTAAGCTTACGGCCTGTTATACGCGGTGTGGTTGTGGCACCGCCTGCAACAAGAGCCGGTTCTTGTGTGGATTGTTCGTCTTGCACCTCAGCCTCAACTTCATCAGTGATTTCTGCAGTTTCATCAACAGAATCACCATGCACTAGTGCTTGAAGTTCTGCCATCGAATTAGCACGCTGTTCTGCACGCACAACACGATCGCTTGTTTCAGTGCGAAGAGCATTGATCTGTTGGCCTAGCTTAGTAAGTGTCGCAAGACCGGCGTCATCGAGGTTCTCATCCGCAAAAAGTGTATCAAACTGCTCAACAAGGTTACCCTCATGTGTTGCAAGTTCTTCTTCACTTAGTGCCGTGAGGTCCTCAGGGAGGCCGTTCACATTCTCACCCATGGATGAAAACCTCTCTGATATGAGTTATCGTCATTGTAACAGGTTACATAGTTCAAATGAAAACAGTCTGACTATGAAGCTGTAACAACAACTTCATTTGTAGTCACATCACTTGAATATTCACTATTTGCATTGCCAATAGCATTCTTAGCACTCTGCATTGTACGTTCTTCAGTTGTACCTTGTGCCATTTCACGGGCAGCCGCAAGTGTCGCTGAGGTAACTTGCTTGTGTCGACGATTGCAATTACACATTTTAACCTCCGTGAACCGTTCTACGAATAAGTTCTTTACGAGTGCTTACATCTCGACCAACAGTTTTTGCAATGACCTGTGCTGCCATACGTATGCCGGTGTTTGGTGTCTTGACGGGTGTTCTAGCATCCTTAGCACGAATCAATTCAACAGGAATACTTGCAGCGACAAGAGCATCTTCACGAATGGTAACACTTGATTGCTTTCGTGCCATCGGGAATCCTGGAACTGGAACAAGCAATGCTCCACAGAATTCATACATACCTGATCGCTGGCTGTGTGGACGCCAATCACCGGATAGTCGGCAAGACATCATCTTGACAATTTGTTCAGGTGTCACACCAGGTGTAACCGCACCAGCAACCCATGTACCGTGTGCACCTTCACCAATTCTGATATTAGCAACCACACTGCATGAGTTATCATAATGTTCAAGCGCATCGTTGGATGAAATAGATGCATGAGTATCAGCGTGTCCACAACCCATCGTGATCACGCCGGTAACAACACGACCGCCGCCTTCAACAATGGTCTCACCACCCATAAATTGCGAGTAGTCGACATTGCCATTTGGAACTTGAACATTTTGATTTGGGAATGAACGATGATTCACATATCGTGGACCAAGAAGACCATAGACACGACCTTCATCTGTCACCGTGAGAGCACCGTGCATTTGTACATCTTTTGGCTCATTAAACCAAGATGCTGGAGGAACATCATGGATAGTAATCACATGCGCCGCTGCAGTTAGCGGATTTTGTATTTTTAGTGCAGTAGGTTCCATTTGCGCCTCCAAAATGTGCGCCCTCAGATGGGCGTAGACGCCCCTTCGAACCTCCTCCGATAGTTGGCTATACGTCGGATTTTCATTCAAATCATGAATACCCGCAATACAAGCAGTGATATTTGCTGGACCAACTTTACCGTGCGCATCAATGGTGTGATGGAGGAAATCACAATATTGACGCTTGATAGTCCAGTTGGTTGCATTTGATTCATTCACATATGCGAATGCTTCAGTTGCAGTACTCAGTGCTATGTTCATCGGCACTTTAATGTGTTGTTCATCACTGTTCCATGGTGATTCAACGTCAAATTCAGTTGAATGAACTGGAACAGCAGCGCTCATTTCATTTGGAATAAATAGTTCATCACCAAGTGCGATCTTTGCTTCCACAAATGCTGGCATAGGCGTCAATGTTGCGCCACGGATCCGACCTTTATGCACGATCATCAATGTTGGTGTATTAAAGAATGCTTCATCTTCATAATCATCAGATGCATACACATATTCAATGTCAGCATCAGTCACTGAGTCAACATCAACACTTATGCCACGAAGAACACCAGCCTGTACTTGACGATATGCTTCATGTGCTAGACTTGATTCAGGTCCACCAAGATCAAAAATGCCTCGTGCACGAATGTTAGCACCATCGCGACGTATTTCTTGAATCTGTCCAACTAGTACAGATCCATCATGCCCAGGAAGCATTGACGGTTGATACATCAATGGAAGTGGATCTTCACCCCAAAGCAAAGCACCATCACTGAACATCCGGCCATCACCGGATTCCATACCTTCAACAGTAATGACACTTGACCACGCATTACTTATTTGGTCAATACTGAACTTATTCTTTGGTGGCTTATTCTTATTCTTATCCTCTTCATCATCGTCTTCACCTTGATCATCTTCATTATCATTTTCATCTTGATTGTCATCATCAGATGGTGGAGGTGGTGCTATGTCTTCAGGAGGACCAACCAACGTGTTAATCGGTTCACCTGGCACTGTGTCTTGCAATTCAGGACAATCATCACCGGTGCATTTAATATTATTTTCAGTTGAGATAGGATCATGAATTGCACTATCAGTTTCTGACGCATAGAGCGCTTGAAGTTGTTGCGTTGCTGATTCTTTTGTATCGTGACATCCTGCTAGTTCACCATCACCCGATTTAATGACAGCAAATGGCTTATCACTTGGGCAACTGCCCGATCCCGCAACAATTTCCCATGGCATGATGATATCCTAACACGAGTTTGATTACATTATACGATGGCATCTTAACGTTTGACGCATTGTGCCCATGCATAAATATCGCCTGGGTTTGGATTATATGTTACTTCAAAGTGAGCAAAAAACTTACTCAATTGACGACGCATTTCATCTGGATCAATGTTTTGATACCACTCACCTGGTGGCGGATCCATTTCACCAGATGCGCCATGTGGTCGCCGTCCGGTTGACGCACACGTGATAAACAATATTTCTTCACCACCATTAGATAGTGCTTGAGAACATGTACGAATGACTCCACGCCAATCTTCTACATGCTCAAATAGTTCAGTGGTGATAATCATATCATATAGCTTAAAGTTCTCTGGCCAATCGAGTGTGGCATCTCTAACAATGTCAACACCTGGTCCTTCAACTATGTCAAGACCATCCCATTGCGCATGTGGAAGAAGTCCTCGAATACTTCCATTAATGTCTCGACCACCGAGATCAAGTACATGCATTAGTTTATTAAGTTCAAGGCCTGAATCATTCAACATTCTAAAAAGACCATTATATGCTTCAAGATGCATTAGTGCGGTGCCTTTCCCCACTTTTTAATGAATGTTTCTCTATCTCTGCTTGCTTGTTCTTGTAGTTCAATACGTGCATTCGTGGATCCATTAGGCGCACGATGCTCTACTGGAATGCCAGGTACAAGCAAAGATCCACCCATAAGTCGTGCGCGCCAATCCAGATCATCATCTGAATACCACCATTTCATGGTTTCATCTAGCTTTAGATTTGATTCACCACGAAGCATATATGCATATCCGGTAATGCGTTGTCTAAGATCAATAGGTTTAGCTTCTGTGTGAAGAACCATTTGATTTCCACCACATTGATCCGAGTAAGCAAGAACTGCAGTGGTTTGTCGCATAGTTTGTGCGATGCGATCAACCCACCCTTCAGGTACAATAACATCAGAATTGAATATTGCCACGTTCCATGCAAGAAGATGATCTGCAATTTCTTTTGCACATTTAATGCCTATATTCCACAATTGTGAAATATTCGGTGGATCAAGATCAATTCGGATGACATTAACATTATCATGTTCTAAATAAGATGAAAATGGTGGATCAGATAGATTATCAATAATGATAGTGTGTGATACTTGATCTTTAATTGATGCATAACATTCATCCAACATTGCATGACGATCACGCGTTGGTATGATGGCAATCGTAGGAATTATCATAGACGAAGTTTACTCTTTTCAAGACTAAAAAATTCAACGTCATATGTTAGTGTGCACCTACAATTGATGATTTCACCTGGTGGTCCTGACGGATCACCTGGAAAACTCAATCGTGAAAATCCTACAGTAAATTCTTGATTAATTTTTACTGTTTGATCATCAGCATGCTTATGCGTTTCACGTGTCCGATCATCAATTTTAGAGAGCCATGTCTTAGTACCAACTCCACCAAGTTCTTGAACTTGGACAAGACTCCCCATGTTATTAGCGGCAATTACTTCAGTACGTGCAATAGATTCAGCACGTGCACGTGTTAGATTGCCACCGGCCATAATGCGATCACGCAATTGTGGAATTGTTTCGTTTTGCTTTATTCCTTCAGTAAGTTGTTCACGAACACGTTGTGTCAACACATCACTAACATCATTCATTCTTTGCGTGGCTTGATTGACATAATGTTTTATGAGTGATTGAGTTTTTACGTCAATTTTTTCGGGACTAAGACCTGGCCATATTTTCTTAATGTTTGTCGTAATGGCTTCCACACTTTTATTAAGTATGTTATAGAGATATGGTGTAATAGTCTCTTTCACATACTTTTTCCAAAAATATGGGATAAATGACATATTCTCTGATGTGTAAAATTTACGCCGTTCCTCAGGATCATGTTTAGAAGCAGCGACAATGAACTCAATGTTATTGAATGCATGCACAATGGCAAATGTAATGCCATCTGACACTAGATCAGCAAATGCATCACTCTCAACATCAAGTTCATCAAATGTCAATCCATCAAGATATGTCATAACTACCCCGGTGGAGATGGTGGAGTTACTTGTACTGTAGGTCTTGCTTTGGTTGTTGGCGTTTTAGTCTCAGGCGTAGGTTCAGGAGTTTGTTCTTTTGCAGGGATTGTCACATCTGAATTTGGTGCATTGGGATCAGTCAAATCTGCTGGATTAGCCACTGTATCCAGTGATTTCAACTCCACGTCAGCCAATTGCGTTGCAGCATTAATGACAAGGTTACTGTAACCTGCAGCAGTACCGCCACCAAAGATAACACGCTTTAGAATCATTGATTCCAAATCTTGCTTGTTTGGTGCATCACCTTCATCAAAACCAACTTCACGACGCATTGCTGATGGACTCATTTCACCCATCTTGTAAAGAGTAATAGCATCGCTACTCTTATCAGGTCGCACGGACAATTCTGATGTGTCATACCAGATGATAACATCTGGATCATCAATGCCCATTGCTGCAAGCGTCGGACGCAAAAATCCACGTGTAAATGCGTCACAGATCAATTCAGCAGTAGTTGAGAAGTATAGCTTAATACTTTCTTCTTCAAGCTGCCACATTCCCCAGTGATTTGTATCACCGCGACCAAGAATGATTTCACCGGGGAGACGAAGAGATGTAGCCAAGCGTCGTGTTTCATATTCACGATACTCAGTAATCTTCTCGTCAAGTTCATTTGCAAATGTTAGGTGCGTGAACTTCTCAATGTACTCTGAAGGAACACGAAGTGGCAATGGAATGGCACTAGCTGGAGAACCAGGATTCTCCACTGCCTTACTTGCCACATCGATCAATTCAGCGATAAATGGATCTGGCGCATCCTTAAATTCATCACTAACTGGAAACGTAACTTCTTCAGGATATACGAGAAAACCATTACTCGCCAAGCGACTAAGAATTTGCGCAGTAACACGACGATTAAGAAGATCCAACGTTCTCATCGTGTTAAGAGCACTTCTAGCATGAGACATTGCTCGCCAGCCAAATTGTGGATCTGGCTGCCAAATACGGATGACAAGTGAGTTAACGCCTAGTGCAACCCACATATTTTCATCTAGTCGCACTTCCCATGTCTCATTATTATTTCTAGTGGATGTAACACGGATTTCTTCAAGACTTTTAACACACCAACGCATGCCGCTAGGTTCGCGTGGATCATCTTCACCAATGAGATAACAATCACCTGGAATGCTCAATTGAATTGCCAGGTTTCGCATCATCTCAGCGGCACCACCGATGCCGTTCCCTAGTTTGCTAACGGCTTCAGCTATTGGCCCTTCAGTGATGACCTGAGGTTCATCGCCGCCTGGTTTCATACGAGCTGCCGTTAGACGGATACGCGACATACCTTCAGCGAACCATGTCACACCAAAGTTGAACTCACCGAGATCACGGTAGAAGTTCCATAGTTCAACCTGCCATTCTTCATTATTGTATGGACGACGCACGCGTGGATCCATAACAGCAGCGGCAGATGTGAGTGTCGACATGCGTTGCACTTCCGGTGAAGGGGGCACAACACTTGACACCATCATTTCACGTCGTCTATGACGAAGAAGTCTAGTGTTCGCCATGATCCCTCCTTTACCTAGATGTCGCAACCTTCATACGTGTCTTCAAGACGCTCGATAATGAGTGAAGCCAATGATGACCCTGCAAGCCACCATCCGAGAGCCATGAAAACAGGCATGTTGACAAAGAACGTCAATCCATATAGTAGCCCACCGCTCACCCAGATGCTCATGCACCATTCACACTGAAACAAATATCCAATACTCTTCAGAAATGTACCACGTGGCTTCATGCCTTCTTCAATGTCAACCGCAGTTGGATCAGTGTTCTTTAGGATCCAATCGCGTGGCTTTGCAATGACCGGTAGACAATCACGAATGATAAAACGTGTAATGCGATGAACTGCAAACACAAATATTATGAAAGTGAAAATGTATTCAACTGCATTCATGTTAACTCCTATTAAATCGTTCTGCCCAATTCATGCCACGACCACGTCCCGTGTTATGAGCACTTGTTGTGTATTTGGACAATGATCTAGCACCTGGTTTTAGCAATGTACCTTGTGTCAATGATACTGCACTACTGAAATCGCCACCAACACGCGATTCAATGAATGCAAGCAATAGTGCGTCAGCTTTATCGGGTGATGCACCTTCAAGTCGCTTTCTAATTTCATCCTTCGGCTCGATTTTAATCTTACCGTATGAATCAAGTAGTGTGTAACGCGGTGCTGTGAGCTCGTTAATGACATCTTCGTCTACATTGGACAAATCCCATGTCTGTAGACGTGAATTTTCACGACCAACTTCCCACCACACTTCAGCACGCTTGTTCAAGTATTTACGTTCACGACCTGGAGTTGGCTTGCTTCCAAAGTTCACAGGAACAACTTCAGCTTCATGTGACGTCATTCCTGAAACATTGTGCTTGCTACTCAATTCCTTAATGCGACCATAAATACCCCAGCCGATACCAATGCTGTCAATCTTAACTCTTTGAATACCCCATTCACGTAGTTTTTCACACAACAAACCAACTGTTCTCATTGGATCGCTATCAGTGAATTCAGCAATACGGCCAGCCTTACGACCTCGACGTTCATAGATAATGGTTCGGTCACCACCAGCACCAACATCAATACCTGCCTCAATCGGTTCACCATCAGGGAGATCAAGGTAGCGGCATTTATTCAACATGCTCATTGGAATGGCACTGAACGGATCAGCTCCTGTTGGGAACTTACCTTCACACTTTGAAATGAACAGCGCACTATCTTCACCCCACTTTTTACGCCGTGATTCAACCCAGCGAGGAGAAATAAGTTGTTCTGTGATTTCTGGTGGAAGATTTTTACCTTCATCTGTGAAGTTAGGCGTGTCAGCGTATCCAATGCCGATCACATTCCATCCGGAACCTGGTTTGCAGTTATCTGCAAATTCAGAAATGGGATCATCAGGGTTTCCAATGGCGAGCATCTTACCGTGCTCATTCGCAGCCAAGGTGCTAGCCGCATCCCAAATCTGCTTAGGGACGCCACATGCCTCATCAATGATCACGAGAAAGTATCGTGCGTGAATACCCTGGAATGCTGAGTGATTGTATTCACTTGGCTTTCGACCCAAGCCTACAAGTTCTTTACCCATGTACCATTCAGTAAGATTGGTACGTCCTGGTAGATCACCCTTTTGATGCATGCGGTTGATTTCACGCCAGAGAATGGCTTCAACCTGAGGTTGTGTTGGAGCTGTGGACACAACAAAAGCAGTGCCTGGATCATGCGTGTCAAGCCACCAACATGCTGTCAATGCAGCAATGAATGACTTTCCAATTTCATGGCATGAATGCACTGCTGTTTCGGAATGATCACGAACAGATTCAATGATTTCTTTTTGCTTACTCCAAATGGTAACACCCAATCGCTCTTTAGCCCAGAGCCCTGGATTTCGTTGCCACTCACGTCTTTTAGGATTCAAAATGTCAAGCCAAGCAGAACCGATTCCGGCTCCACTTGGCAATGTTTGCATGGGCTTCTTTGGCATAATGCCATTATATTAAATTATCATGTGTCAGGTGTCTCCACGATGACGTTATCTTTACGCAATTCAAACAATTTTCGCAGAACAGTCAACGACATACTTCCGTGCCGTGTTGTTCTTTGACCATTCAGCATCTCATAAAAGTGCACATGACCTGATCGGGTGATCTTTTCAATCTCAATGTTATATGGGTATAGTGATGTGTAAAATGAGTTACGCTTGAGACGATCACCTTGTTGCGGTATGTAATCACGCGCTGTCATATGTGTATCGTATCAGACTTCCATCACTTGATACTTGCAATAGCATGCATAAAAATGAGAAGTAGTGGAATTGAAAACAAGATACGATCCAGTGACATTGCTAATCCATCACGAACATACTGCTTTTTCTTACTTACATGGCGCGTGTTAAAAATCTTAGTGATAAACATCATAATGAATAGTAACGCCTTCATCGGTTCTCTCCAGTGCTTCAATCCGGTAATGACGTGCATGAAATGCCTTACGCGATCGTGCTCGTTTAATGTATATGATGGCTTCAGCGTATGATGTACATGCGTGATCGACAACCCATGAACTTGTCTGTGGCATGTTGTGCACATACTCAAAACGTTCTATACTGTAGACCTGATCAATGATGACTTCTTTTGCGATATCATCAAGAATGACAGCCACGTTTCTATGTCTCCCCATATGCATTTCTTTTTTCTTTCTTCTTTCTTCTTTCTTGTTCATGTACAAAGCGGCGCCTAGCTTGTTGTCGGATTCTAGACGCCGCTTCGTTATGACCGCTTGTGATATTACACCGCAGGCCAACTCACTGTGATAATGGCACTATTAACCAGATCACGCACCATTTGCCGTGCTGCATCACGCTCTAGATTAGTCATCTCAGGCGTTGTGTCAATGGCAAACTGAATCGCACGATTAGTGACGCTGTACGTCTCTTCAGTAAGAACGCGTGTCGCAATCTGCGGACACAGAAGCGCGAGCTTGTCAGGATCTGGATCCGGTGGGATAGGTTCTGTCATAGTTCTATTCTACTGCCGTTGTTTGTTCATACTTTTCTTGCAGTGTGAGCATGAAATAAACAAATGCATCAGCCTTCAATAGCGCAAGTGTGCGTGATGTGGAATCTTCAGCGCGATTGGCACGTCGTTCGAAAAGGTCAGTGCATTCACGCATTATGCACATCATGTATTCATATGCAACCGGAACAAATGCTTTAGGATCAACCTGTCCATCAGCGACACCGGGTAGATCTATCATTGCATCATCATACAATTTTTTAGCAAATGCCATAAGTACCGCATGCACTTCGTTTGTTTCAATATCCATTATCGAGACACATTCACAATCGCTTTAGGATGCTTCACTAGATTAGCAAGGAGTTGTTCCAGAGCAGGAATCAGAGTCTTATAACTGCCCCACTTGTTAGCGGGATTCCGGTGAATGAATTTTTCAGGATACTTTTTGAGATACTGAATGGCACTGGTAAGATCCGCGATGCATGTTGACGCAAGACGCTTATCGAACTCTGCTAGGTCAACACCCGCTTCACGCCACATGAACGCACAATTGCTTGTGTAGTTCCAGTCGACACCGATAATATAAGCGGGTTCATCTCCGCCTGTGTCGATGGAAAGCCAGATGTCATAACTCATGATCATTTTCTCTAGGTTGTCAGCGGCTTCATCAGTGTGTTGATCAATTGAAACACAATCAGCAGTGTATTCATCAATGTAAGCGGCGCAACATTCACCCCCTTTAAGTTCCTGACAAGTGTCACAAAAAGGTGCGCCTGAAAAATGGTGGGGTATACCGTTTTTTACATTACAACACGCGCAAAGTTGTTGACTATCATTAGACATAATCACATCACACAATCATTGTCATTATCATTTCTTTTGATGCTACCGTACACGGGTTTTTCATTATTGAATACAGTGATAGAGCGTACATTTCTGATGTGGTCAGGCGTTCGATACTCTGCTTCAGCGCCACTGGCTGTTAGATCATTAATAGTGAAAATGTCACCATTAGTGAATTCAATCACTACAGAATAACTCATATCTGTATTCATATCATCACTCGATGCAGTCGTTATCAGTACATAGGGAGATGAGAAGAGTATTCGATCCAGATGATGCGTTAGAGAACACATCACCAGAATACTCATCAAAGTATGTGTCGATCCAGTCGTCACAACAAGGTGTCTTAGAGTATGTAAAGCACTCTTCACAGAATGATGAGTACACACCATTACGGAAGCGTCCGTAATCTTCTTGACAACACAAACAATAAATGGGTTTCTGCATGAGGGACATTACGTCTGTGTTCATCGTTCCATCCAGATCATGGCTGTTGGCCTAGCACTTGGACTGTAGCTCGGGTGCTATGTCAATTTTAACAAGATCAAGAGGAAAGGTGCGATCTTGATGAAAGTTCGTTTTGTACCAAATGTTCTAGAGGTGATAGAGACGAAAATTTTTTCAGGAGATAGGATATCGAAATCACTTTGGGCAAAAATTTTTCAGAAGGCCTATCTTACCATTCCAGTGTGGATCTTGCGGAGGAGCAGATATATCCCACTCACAAGATCAACGATCTTCATTAAATGAGATCTTACTTAATTGCATTAATGGCTTTGATCTTCCATTCTTCATTCACATCATTTGATCTTGCACATATGTATGCCATTCACCATTGTCTGCCGTCCCTTTACACCGTACTCCATTGCATTCTTTTTGCACTCCATTCACATTGCATCTGCTCTCGCTGGATGCGTGCTGATCTTGACCCAGATGGAGTCGATCTTGATGCGCATTGATCTTGGCTGGGTTGATCTTGAGTGTTAAGATCAACGATCTTGCCACTGTCTAATTAGTTGATCTTGCACTGGATGCTGATCTTGCATTTGAGTTGATCTTGATCTTGGGCAGTTGATCTTGTGCAATTGATCTTCTCACTGGGCAAGATCATCTTCTCCCAAGATCAACACGGGCAAGATCGCTTCAGAAAATGATCTTGTGATGTTTGATCATCCAGAAAAAGAGTGGATGGATGCCGGTCTGGAAAATGGGTTCTCTGAGATCATCCCTCGTCCTCTTTCAAAAGTCATCCTATAGTTAACAATAGAGATGAAGTTGATCTTCTAGAAAATGATCTGAGGGTATTGTTCGAGGTAGATGGGTTACGAAAGTGATCTCCTGTTGTGGAAACACACGCGGCATTTTGGATCTTCATCTCTCAGAGCCACGCAATTTCTATATTGTCTCCCCATTCGTCTCCCTCTCTTCCACTTCTCCCTCCCTCTCATTTTTATGTGACAAAAAAGTGGAAATGGTCCATTTTTCACCATTTCCACCCCTGAGAGTGCTTTTAAAAAAAAATGAGTTGTGATTTTCGAGAAAAATGATGATTTTCTACGTGTTGTGCGTTTTTGACTCAATTTCCTGGAAATTCCTCGCAACCTTCGTCAAAAGCTCATATTGTGCATTTTCATCCAGATTCATCTCTATTGCAGCTCTTTGAACCGATGAATGCAGAATTTGCGCTTGGTCTTCCATCATGCTCACCATTCGCTCTGCAATTCCCGCATCAATGGCCATTTTGCTCACTTGTGCAAGTCGTTTCCCCCTTTCCTCCAAAAGTGTCATCCAATAAAATGAAACACCATCCGGAAGCAGATCCTCATCTGTTTGTGTGATTTCGCCCACCTTTTGGGTGAGCCATGCAACTTGCCCCGCCAAAAGCCGGATTTGTCCCAGCAATGCATCCCATGGAGTTACATTAAGTGCCAATGCCATTGCATGCATGAAAACCCACCCTGCTTCTGCTCTTCCATTCCTTTTTGCTCCCCCATGCGCGACGCATCTCCCAATTCCCACGTGATCTGTTTTGCGTCCCGCTTCATTCAAACATTGTTGCCCTGCATACCGTCCATTGGTAATGATCGCGGGACATTTGAACTTCTTACCGTCAAAAAATGGATCATCCCATGACCAAACACCCGTATTATCCAGAACAAGTGTTGGCATCCACTTTTCAGGACCTGGGATTTCCTGCCGTATGAGATGGATGTGCTCTAGATTCCCATCTACCGCACTTTTTAGCTTTTCGGGCCCGGAACTACCCAGATCACTGTGATCTTGTTCTGCGGAGGATGAGATAACCTCTTGTTGGTCTTCCCATTCATCAAAAATTCGTGAAACATTGTTGAGTGCTTCCATTTGCACACGATCCAATTCCTCAATGAACCGGTAATAATCGTGATCAAATGACATAAGATAATTATATCAGATAAGAATCCGTACGCGTTGAACAAAGCACTGACACATAATGAAACAAAAAGCAGAGAAACAATGTCAATTTGTACCAAATGTTCATCTGCTTGACATAGGTTCACGTCACAATGCCACAAGGCGCATTCAATTGGTACATATGCAATCAAATGGTACGTGAAATAGCCTGGGTTACGGTTACAGATGCCAACGGAAAACTTTTCAAAAATTTTTCGACGGCTGGACAAATCACCCCTACAAAGTCAAACTGGTACAAATTTTGAGTACTACTATCAAAATATTTTAGTTTCCGTTTCCATCTGTAACCCTGTAACCCGCGCTGGGTATAACAGTAAAATATTAGTTATTAGTAGTAGTAGACCGCTTAATTACCAATAAGTAACATGGGTTACACATGGGTTACAGATGACCGGTTGATGTGTAACCATCTGTAACCCTCGGGCAGCTATTCGACCAACAATTTATAGCTTTGTACCATTTCCCATCTGTAACCCAGGAAAACGTCATCTGTAACCTCTTGCATTGTCATCCGTAACCCGACTATTCTGTACAAATTGCATTAGTGATCCACAACAAAATGATCTGGAATGAACGTGATATGTGAATGAGCACTCCTTTATGGCTCAAAAAGAGTGATAAGGAGAGTAAGATCGTGGATCTAGGGTTCTGAAAATCCCTCAGACATCCATAGAGCCATCGAAACAGCCTTAGAGTTGACAACTAAGCACTAGCTAGGGTACGAGACCTGACAAGAGTGCTAGGGTTGTTAAATGACGTCCTGAAGGCTGACATCCAAATGCCGATGCTGGAAACGACGAAAACGATCTTGCAGGTTCACAAGATCGTTCTTCACACATAATAAAAGATCCACAATCATAAGATCGTGGATCTTTTATCTGTTCACTTACTACGAAGGTTCATAGATGTGACGCGTGCATCGGGATAGTCACTTTTCATGATCATGTTGAGAATGGTCATGGTGGCTGCGTGATTGTGGTGTGGGAATGCGAATACATCGCCTTTATCAGTGGTCACGTGAACCCACATGGTATCTCCTAATTGTGATCGTTGTGATCGTTGAATTCCTGGATCTTGACCGTACAGGCGCTCTGGATGTTGATCATGAGAGTGCCATCCTGGTCTTGACGCCAGAGGTTCAGGTAAAGATCCATCCCAGATGGGACGTCGATCATGTTCCCATGATCATCCGTGTAGGAATACGCCTCGAGTCCCGCCAAGGCGTTGCAAGGCGTCGCGTCGCCGTCCTTCAAACCATCTGAGATGGGCGCAGACGCACTTTCTACGCCTTTGGGTAGATCGTTGCTAGAAGTGCTTTTGATCTCGTTAGAGATGACCTGAGTCAGCCAGAACGTGACGCTGAACGCAGTACCCCACACGATCGTGAAAATGATCATCGCGTTTCGGTTCTGGATCTTGATCTTTTCCATGATCTTGGTGTTCATGATCACCTCGGCCTCCTTATCGATTGTTAGGAATGAGTGCCCGTGATCGGAATCGAACCGATCAAAAACCATTCGGGCTGACGTTCTTAGCGGGCGATGTTGATTCGGTGAAGCTGAATGGTCGTGTTGTGCTTGTAGGCGATGATCGTCGCCTTCAGGTCGCCGTACGCCCATTCGGTAATACCGAAGTCGATCATCTTGCCGTTGATCTCGCGTGTCCACGCGTAAGAAATGTCAGAGAGCGTGGTCGACGTCCCACGGAGGAAAGCAACGGAAACAGCAGAGCGGGGGCCAATGTTCATGATCATTCCTTTGTTCGTGTTTGGTATTTGGAGCGTCTAGAAGAGGAATCGAACCTCAACAAATGACCACCAGGTCTAGACTATGAAGGGCGGTTATTCGCCGCCCTATGGATGCTACGAGGCGTCGATCAAAATGGCAGATACGAGCTGCAAGTGCAATTGGACTCGCTCGTTGCGCCGATCCATCATGGCACCGTATCGCTTGGAGTAATCGATGCGCCACGCGATACGCTCATCGCGGGACATGTGCTGCCTGAAGTGATGAATGTAGTTGATCAGCTCACGATCCATCATCTCCATGTGCGAATCGTGCTCCGGGTACGTCTCGTCGATCGTGGGAACGATGTCGCTCGTGTCGACGTCAGCCTGCACGTCCTCGATCTCTTCGATGACGTCGTCAATCGTGTGAACGCGAGACGACTCAACGACGATGCCAGTCGTGGTCTGGATCACAACATTGAGGAACGCGAGGTCAGTGCCTTCGATGTTCTTGATCGTGTAGTCAACGATCTGGCCCACGTGACGGAGAAGATCGCGGGTCTTGGCGGAACCCGTCACCACCATGACGTAGTCGCCCTTGCGCGTGTCGTTGACGTCGACCTTGGTGAATTGGGTGGTCATCGTTGGCTCCTTGTTCGTTGGTCGTTGGCGGGCTAGGTCAATCGTATCCTCATAGAAGAGACAATGTGCGATCTTCAAGAAATAAATTTTGTAACGGTTGTGCAACAAAGTTTGATCTTAGGATGCCAGCACGAACCCGCACGTGAAAATATTGCACATGCAAGTGTATGAGTTGATCTTGCACAACCAATTGATGCGCGCGGTGCGCGTGCGTGCGCGCGCGATATACCACATCAAGAAGATCAAGTCAAACACGTCTAAGATCAAAAATCACACCTCATCTACCAGGCACAACACGCTCAAACCCTCTTCAAGAAGATCAAAAACCCATGTGCTTAGTCGTCTACGGGATGTGTGAAAATAGCCCACGAGTAAGTGTTGTGCCTGGTCAGAGCGATGAGTTTTGTGATCAAAACGAGCTAGTCGATCTTTAAAGCATGCCAGTACGGATGATAACATTTATGTAACAAAAGTTGATCTTGTACTAGGTCAAGATCTTTTTCATTGCATTATATTGTGTCACTTGAAGATCATTTTCATCATTCTTTACACTCAAGATCAATTCATTATGATAAATGAGCAAGATCATTGAAGAATGATGTTGATCTTCATATGTTATGTGAACATCATTGATCTTGATAATGAGATGACATACTCTCACTCATTTGCCCACGAGGTGGCGCACCCACATGCGTATGCATCATATATACATATGTACACACATAAGTGATGTGAATGATATCATTCGGGCATTGTGTTCATTTCAAGAACAAAATCCTTAAAGTGAACAAATGGCTTCATATAATCAACACTCTCGCAACATAGAACATTGAAAACATTCTCTATAAATGTCAACACAAATGCAATGTCAATGCTTGCAAAGAGAACATGATTATTGAAAACATTTGATTGTTTAATGTGCATGCTACACACATATGATGTTTTTCCATTATCATTCTGTAGTGTTTCATAAATATGCAATGCGCATTTTTCAGCATAATTAAAATACAATGATGTATTATGTTTTGCATTTTCGAATTGCATTGTTGTCCTTTGCGTATACACACACTTCAAAAAATCACACATGAGTTTTTTGAAAAAATGTGATTCTTCAACGTGTTTTCAGAAAATATCGTATCAACACATAAAAGTAGCACCACCTAAAGGCGGCGCTACTTTTAAGAAAGTGCGATTAATTGAACAGTTTGATCAGTCCAAATGTCAGAAGACTGAACATTAGGACAGCACATCCGACCATTCCGACAGCGGTAACACCACAACCTTTGTATCGTTCAGGATCTGGCGCGGGAGGAGGTGCTTTATGGACAACTGTTTCATCAGTCCATTCATGCAATGTTCTCAAACTCCTCATACCATTTAGGATTCATCGTCCACGCACCATCGGTATTGCGCGAAGCAATGATAATATCAGTGTGACGATCACGCATTTCAACATTATCGACGATGACAAAGTCAAGACTGAGATTGACTTCGAGAACGTTCATGCACTCAACCATGGTCTTGAGCATCTCAATGCTGTGATCTTTAGGGCTGACAAATGCAGTGTCACGGTCAGCATTTTCACAGGAATAAAAACCACTACGCATACTGTTGATGAAATGGTCATTATCAGTAAGTTCAACATCGTTACTGCTCATAACCATACTCCACTTCGTGTCGCTTGCACATTGGGAAATTATATTCATCCATAACCCAATGCACACCTTCTTGCATTGTGTTCTTGTCGATGGGTCGCTGGCACATGATCTGAGAGCAGAATGCTTTCTGATCAGGAACGCCACTCCAAAGATAACGCTCGTGGAGGGTAGTTCCATCATCTAGAACGTACCACGTGTGACCTTTATTGGTTCGAATGCCAAGAACAGTCACCTCTTCATTCAATCCAGTGGTACGGATCTTTTGTCCTACAGCAAATTTTGCCACATTGCCTCCATTTTTGAATGGATTTGTGCCCGGTAAAGGAATCGAACCTTTACCAAGTACCATACGGGCTAGTAGTTCTCGTTCTTCAGATCACGTCTGAAGCGTCCAACTTCACGCGCTCGCTGCTGGCTGCGAACCTGCTTACGCCTACGTCCGTGTCGTCCGATGAATTCGTGCGGCTGGCAGCACCATTTCGGACAAGCCGACTGATAGTGCGCGTCACCCATCATACGAGCTTTGGTGCTCATAATCATCACCTTCCGCAATTAATTGAATGACACCGGGAAGAAGATCGATGATTTTGTAATGAGATTACGATCGATACCTAATATTTCACAACTTTCCACATCCCACCGTTTACAGAGGTGATAGAACCTTTGTAAGTGTGGATGTGCGCAATGCGATTACCGTGCTCGTCGATCTCAATTTCCAGTTCAGGCGTGGACTGGTTGTAACCGGATCGGTCGAGAAACCGAATCTTGTTCAACACCTCAGCGAGAACGCTCATCCACGCGCACACTGTGGCATTGTTGTGCGTGATTTCGCATTCACCCGGATTGACCGTTTCCGGCATCTTAGGCAACTCAGACATGGCATTTCCTCTCTGAAGTTTTATCGTGCGCGGGAGAGGAATCGAACCTCTCCTTACACCATGCGCGCTAAAATTCTATGTGTATCAGCGTGTTTCTGATATCCGCGTAAAGATCAGCCTTTTCACGATATTCGATGACACTCTCAAGATATTGAATCGTGAGGAACATGTCAAGAATCTCAAGAACCTGACTTAGGCCACTTACGGTCAGAAAAATCCGATGACCGATTGCTGCACCATTCTTAGAGTTCATGATCAGATCCCAGTGGAGACCATCGCGTGAAACGAGATCTGCTCGGATTTTGATCGTGATCCCGTTCATCTCGCGTTCTAGGACGTTGATGTATGACTTGTTCGTCATCTCTACTCCTCTATGTTCTTGTTTTGTCGTCGTGTTCGTAGTTCTATTGTATCTCCAGGACAGGAGAAAACCCTGATCTTCAAGAGATAATGTTCAAGATTTTTTAGACGAGTCATTTACGTCGAGAAACACTTTAGAACTCTTCTGAGGAGATCAATTACTTTCTCCAGTACGAACTACCAACCTGAGCTGAAAGCCTGTTAGAAGAGAGATCAAACTCTGGAACAGCGCACAAAAAAGATCGCCGACCAATCGAAATCAGTCGGCGATCTTAAGATTAAAGATCGAGAATCTCTTTAAAGAGATCTCCCAATCGAACAGGTTCACCTGCAGATCGCTTAGCACTTACGCGATCTTCGAGACGATTCACGCGGTCTTTCCACGTGGCCTTCAATTTCTCCATGCGAAGAGCAGCGGCATGGTCACGGCACTGATCACACTCAAGATACCGTTCATTCGCCTCACGCTGCTGACAGTTCATACACAGGTGGTGGTCTTGTTCAATTGTCAACATGTTATCCCATCTTGCTTTGTCTTGTTCGTTGTAGGTCCAATTATAACCCTGTGACAAGAGAAAACCCCGATCTTGAGGAAAGATTTTTTAGACAAGTCATCTACCAGGCACAATACTCTAAATTCACTTGGAGGAGATCAACAACTTGAGTCGATATCAACTACACAAAACCTTAGAAAGTGTCTCAAATGATGATCTAGAGAAGTTCGACGATCACGTGTTCCCAGGTTATAATCGATTTAGGCAAGCAGGAACAAGACCAAAGAGGTTGAAATGTACTCGTATAAAGAACGTGTAGCAAAACGATTGAAGCAAGGCAACACTATCAAAATCTTTGGTGCAGATGATGTTTCATTCACGTGGTGGGATGTTGTCGCAATGTATCCGGATGGCAATAATATTGCTTTTGTTTTGACGGATGGCATTCAGCACATTGATTTTACAATTCCATGCGACACCCACTTCACTGTTCGTTATTAAGCAATAGCAATAAAAATACCCCGGTTAACGCCGGGGTATTTTTATTCATCATCGTCAATATGGAAAATAATACATTTAGCTTTAGGTTCTAGTTGCGCATACATATATGGATCAATACCATCAGGATATTCAAAACCATATACTACATCAGCAATTGCAGTAAATAGTTTGTCACTAAGATCATCAGGCAATTTTGATACATGAATGCTGATGAATTGACATTTGTCTTCATTATCATTTGTCATAGTGATTTGATGATATCGCCGATACCTTTAGCAAATGCCACAACGAGATCAATGATCCACTTCAATGCGCCAGCCACAATATCATGCTTATATGCAACAAGGAACACGCAAAGTGCTAGGCCACCATTAATAATCCATCTTTTCATTTCTTATCCAAAATTAATGCGGGTAACCATATATGAATATGATTACCCGCTCCTCATGGTCACCCCTGACCGCGCTGGTGAGATAGGATTCGAACCTATATTACCCAGATCCAAAATCTGGTGTCCTACCATTAGACGACTCACCATCGCCGAATAGCGGTCCGCAAGTTTAGCTATTCGGCTTAACATTGTATGATATGCAAACAATGCGCTAGCATGAAAGGAGTTGAACCTTTAACCTCTCCTACGTGGCGATCACTGGAGTGCTCTATCCAATTGAGCTACATGCCATAAGAATGAAATTGCATAATGTACCGAAAAATACAAGTTCATTCAGTCGGGATGACAGGATTTGAACCTGCGACTTCTTGGTCCCAAACCAAGCACGCTACCACTGCGTCACATCCCGTATTCATTTATTTAGCGGTATGGTGGGAGTCGAACCCACATCAGGATCCCTCTCTTTTACCCGCCGGTAAAAGCCTCGTTCACCACTCTACCATTGAGTTACATACCTGGGTGCCCGATTACTAGAGACGCGACTCTCGTTCATCGTATTCCGTGCACGGACAGGATCGTGAATCCCGTTATGCCACACTGTAGAAGACTCTGGAGAAACTTCTACGCACCGCGCATCCTTTTACAATTACTAAGGATCTTCATGATCTAAGGAGTGCCATCCGTCGATCGTACCGCATACGGGAATCGAACCCGTCTTCTCCAGAGTGAAAGTCTGGCGAGATTACCACTACTCCAATGCGGCTTATTTTACGTACCGTATATGGGGATCGAACCCATGATCTCTGGATTGAGAATCCAGTGTGTTAACCACTACACTAATACGGCTCTGAGCTGGTGATAGGACTTGAACCTACAACCTATCGCTTACAAGGCGATTGCACTGCCAATTGTGCTACACCAGCATAGCGGAAGTTAATAGAATCGAATTATCATCTTACGATGGTATGGCTTAGCAAGCCACTTGAGTAACCATACTCACTAACTTCCTGGTTGGGCACCGCGTCGCCGATCGGCGTTATTCCCTCTGCGCCCCCTAGGCGGGCTCGGCTTGCATTGCGGAAGGTAAAGGAATCGAACCCTTATCCGTAGATAGCCTGGTTTTCAAGACCAGTTATGCACCATGCATGCTACCTTCCATACTTACGTAGTGAGAATGGGGTTCGAACCCATATCAACCAGATTATGAGTCTGGGGCATTGACCTGTTATGCTATCTCACCTCGTGGAATCAATCGGAGTCGAACCGATATCTACCTGCTTGCAAACCAGGCGCTCTACCTTTAAGCTATGATCCCTAGTTGGAGGGCCGGACTCGCACCGACTTAGCGCACTCACCACTTATCTAGAATATGGTGATCTATTGCTACGCAAATTGACCATGTCGCTCTCATCTAAGTTTGCATACTTTAGCACAGATGAGTGTCGCGTTGCCTCTCCCGGTGTGCTTAACCGTTTGTGCGTTGTCGGGAATCGAACCCGATGCTTCTGTCACTGTATTGCTCAATCTGGAGCACAGTTCTCCGCATTAACCATAACAACGCGCCTTTTCGCGTTTCCCCTTGTCCCGTGGGTGGCTGGCCCTCAGTAACGTACTTCCGAAAGGACTCGAACCTTCACTAACCAGAACCTAAATCTGGCGCCTCTGCCAATTGGGCTACGGAAGCTAGTGAATAAGGTTGCCCTTATTCACGTTTATCCACCAGTCAAACCGCATGTATAACTGATTGTTCGTGCCACCGAACGTACTCTCAGTAGGATTCGAACCTACACTTGATGGATTTTGAATCCATTGCCTCTGCCATTGGGCTATGAGAGCTAGCATATTACATTACACAACAGCTGCAACTATTTAACGTGCAATGCAATATACCATTTACGCACAGATAACCACTGTTCCTCAGATGGAGCGTGGGCCTAGAAGGACTCGAACCTCCAACATACACGGTAGAAACGTGCTGCTCTATCCAACTTGAGCTATAGACCCTAATATGAAATTCTCAAACAACAATACTACGCGGGATAACAGGAATCGAACCTGTATGTTATGACATCTGGGGAAGTACCATAACGTTTTGCCATTAAACTATATCCCTCACGACTAACGTTCTGTGGGCGTTACCCGTGACCCGCGAACAAACCTTGGTTTGTCGTTGTTGATTCAAGTATACCAGGCGTTCCAGGAGACTTTCTCTTCAGTGAAAAAGCCATATGATTTAAGGTACAACACGATTTATATAAGCATCCTGAATACCATCATCATACTTTGATGCTTGTGCTAGAACAAGTGCACTGGGTTGCGGTAGAAAAACCGTACTTCCTTTTCGCACTGTAAGATGTTCGATAATCGTAAATTCATTGTCTGTTTCATGAATGGTAATGCGTGATGTCTCGCCATCAACAATCGTATGACCGCATGACCAGATGACATATGATGTAGGAGTTCGATAAAGTGATACTTCAAACCATCTGCATGCACTGCATCGATTACCCAAAGGAGCAAACTGCGTCGTATGCTTATAGTGAGATGTACGCTTGCTTGAGTTGTGGCCCAACTGAACTGCATCATCAAGACGCATCTTATCGCCATTGGGCATTGGTAGAAGAATAGTCATTTTCTTTGGCGCAGTGATGGCATTATCAAATGCCGGAAACAAAGTCTTCGTCATAGTTCCTCAATATGTTCTTGGACTAGTTGTAATTATATATGGTGATTAAGATCAATGTAACTGTCAACAACAGTCAGACGACGTTATTGATATTGTAAAACGTAACGCGAACAACTTTGTCACATGTGCGTTTCATCAAGAACAAGAGTAGTGTGAAAACTATGCATCATATGAAATCTTTTGAAAGAAGCTTACATGACACATATTCTGCACGATGTGACGCGTTCCACGGGACACCAATATATTGAACTTGGGTGGCATGTTATGCTACTTTCCCAAGACAATTCACGTGGTAAGCTTCCCCCAAAGAATTGTTCACGGTGTGATTGGAAAAGTCCAACCGCTGAACGACACGACCCTGCATCGTGTACTTGTCTTTTGTGCCATGGTTTTCACGCAGCCACTGCACAACATGATCGTTTTGATCAAATGTGTAGTGCTTTTCCGAATGGTACTCTTGCCATTCGAACAGGACAGCCCTCACGACTTCTCATTGTTGATGCTGAAGCTGTAAGTAAGCATCCAGATGAACCGACAGGTTTGCATGTTCTGGAGCAATGGGAATCATTTGTAGGTGGATGGTCTCTACCTAAAACACTTACAGCACGTAGTGTATCAGGTGGTGTGCATCTTTATTATGCAATGCCGCCTGAGATGCAAATAACATCTGGAAGATATCTTCCGAATGTTGACATTAAAGCTGATCCCGGCTATGTCGGTGCAGTTGTTGAAGGATCACATCGCACGTGGATTGATCCGACTGTCCCTGTAGCTCCATTGTCCGGTGATATGTTGACATGGCTTCTTAAAAGGAAGACACGTCAACTGCAACAAGGCAATTCACTGAATGCACCAGATGGGTACAACTATGATGAATTCATAGCTGAAGGTTGTCCTGATGGTTTTCGTGATTTTTTCTTCAATGATCTGATTTATCGTTTGCGTAAGCGAGGCGTTTCACGACGACGTCTTGAAGAAACTGTCTTCACTGAATGGCAGAAATGTGCACAACCTCCTGATGCACGTTATGAAATGCCATGGGAAGATGTTTTCTATAAACTTGAGCGTGTTTGGAATACGGTTACACCGGAAATTCAAACACCAACAATGACACAACGTGATTGGGCTGCGCAACAGAGTCAATCACGCAATGAGCCTGAAGAAACTCAGACTATCACAGGTCGCGATGTTTATTCTGATCCGCCCACTGGAACAGGAATTGTCTTCAATGATGTTAGGCCATGGGATAATGAACATGACACTGACACAGGTAATGGACGACGATTCGCAAGATTGTTTTCAGGACGAACTGTTTATGTTCCTGCAGAAGGTAAATGGTATCTCTGGGATGGATCACGTTGGGTTATCGATAAACTCAATTATGTGATGGAACTAACTCTTCACGTCATTGATGATATTCGTGATTTTGCTATGGCACAAACAGATCCGGATGTTCAGCAACGATGGGCACGACATGCACGAAATACAGAAAGTTATAATGCACGTCAAAGAATGCTATCTGCTGCAGCCACATTGTTGACAATGACAGTGGATGTTGAGAAACTCGACAATGATCCATGGTCTCTTGTTGTTAAGAATGGTACACTTGATCTCAACACAGGACATTTGCGAGAATCTGATCCACTTGATTTCAACACAAAATCAGCTGATGTAGTGTATGATCCAGATGCTGATTGTCCTGAATGGCGTTCACATATTAATAAGGTTTGTGAAGGTAATGAAGAGTTGATGGCATATCTACAGCGTGCATGTGGATATACATTGACGGGTGTCATTTCAGAACAGTCATTCTTTTTCTTGCTTGGTTCAGGTTCAAACGGTAAGAATGTTTTTATTGACACCATTGCTGGACTGATGGGTGAGTACGCAAAAATTGCTGACCCAAACCTTATTACTGCGCGCAATGATGCTCATACATCAATGGTTGCTGAATTGCGTGGTGTTCGTCTTGCAATGGCGAGTGAAACAGATTCAATGCATTTCATTAATGATCAACGCATTAAAGATCTTACGGGTTCACCACGATTGACCGGCCGTAAGATGTATGGGAATAACATTGATTTCAATAACTCAACTAAGCTATGGGTTCTTGGAAACAATCATCCACGCATTAAAGACTCATCACACGGTATTTGGCGACGCATTAAGATTGTGCCATTCAATGCAACATTTACCAGTGATACACGCATCGCAAATTATGAAAGCATTCTTGCTGCAGAGCGATCAGGTATCTTGAACTGGATGATTGAAGGATTGCGCCAATGGCATGCATTCAATAATCTTATGGAACCTAAAATCATTCGTGATGCAGTGGATGAATATCGTGAAGAAGAAGATCAGGTTGGAGCATTTGCTCGAGTGCATCTTCAGATTTGTGATGATGGCAATGAAACATATGAAATAGGAAATGCCATTTATCTCGAGTATCAAATGTGGTGCGCAATGAATGGTGAGAAACCATTGTCTAATATCATGTTTGGTCGTAAACTACGTCTCATTCCCGGTGTAGGGAAAACAGAAGTTAAGAAGATTAACTCTAAACCCATTCGTATCATTCACGGGATTAAATTGATTCGATGACTTTTGTCTTGAAATTTGCCCTCTTCAGGTCCTTGCTAGACCTCTTTCGTTCCCGCCGCGGTAGTTTGTATAGCAAGAATCAAGATCGTGCTTAGAAGTGACCTGAGGATGTTTGTCGACGTAGATGACATCTTTAAAAAATCTTGCATCAAGATCGCACATCCAGGTATCTGCCTGAGTATAATTGACATACAACCGCAAAGATAAAGAAAAACCGGATGTAAGGTTGGTGGTCAGTTGGGACGCCATCGTCAACGTTCAGAGACCCTAGACAAACTAGACTATGCATTTAGCCCAGATCATACAGATCCACAGGATTTTGAACGAACATCGTGTAAGTTTAATTGTCTGTGGTGGGACTGTAAACATTGTGAACATGAACAAATGCGTGATGTATGCATGACATGCAATGATGTTTTTTATGACATAACTGAATAGTATAAAACTGGTTAGCATTCTAACCAGTGAAGCGTCGTTAGCTCAGTTGGTAGAGCAGCTGACTTTTAATCAGCGGGTCGTAGGTTCGAAACCTACACGACGCACGCAGAACAAGAACATAGGAGTATGAATGAAATCAAAGGAAACCCTTACTTATAGGGTGGTTGACTTTCTACAGAAGCATGCAGGCGAAGTGCTTTCTATTACTGAGATCGCAAAAGCGCTTGATGCAGATGCACATCGTGTTAGCACTGCTATTGCAAATAAGCGATCTGAAAATGAGGATTTCAGGCGTCGCTTGAGCCGTCCTGAGACCAATCACGTCAAATATGACAGTGATGGCATTCTTGCACTCACTAAACGCGTTGATGACGTTGAAGCAAATCTTGTGATGCTATCGCGTGATTTCACAATCGGTAATGCATACACGCAAATTGGTATGACACGCGATGGTGCAATTATTCTTCAGGATGTTGATGGCATTTTGTTCCGTGCCACAGAGCTAGCTTAAAACACATATACGTCGGTGGGGCGATGCTGAGCATGAACTCCGTTGCCCCACCTGACAAAGGAGTGATTATGGGATTTCATGAAATTCCACGTTATAACATCATATGTGATACACCCAAGTGTCATAATGTCTTTGGGTTTATCGAATTTGATCTTGATAACAAACCCATTGATCATTATGTTTTTGAGACAACTATCGCAGAACTTTCACAGGCGATGATCGATGAACTTTATCGAAGTCAATGGACTGTAATTGATGGTCATACATATTGTCCCATGTGTACAACCAGTGTAACAAATAATGTCATTGCTGTACTTAAAGCAGATATGGGATACTAATGAACAAGAACAAAACCATTTGCACTGAATGCAATAATCCAATCGATTTTCACGTGGTCTTCTGTTCGCAGGCTAGTCCAGAACGATTCCGTGAATTTTGTTTTAGTGAACTGAAGAAGTCCATGAAAGCCGTGTGGACAAATGAACGAGAGTTCAAAGAGATTACTGATCAGTATCTCAATGATCCTGCACTGTCACACTACAGCGAATTCGAACGTCGATACAAGGCAGGACAGAGTGCAGCACGTAAGCTTGCAGCATCTAACTGCACGTACTACATGAGTCGAGCAACAATGTTTGCAACTGCACTTGATGCAACTGGTGGACTTTGCGAAGATGAACTGTAAATAAGAAGCCTACCAAATGGTAGGCTTTCTTATTACATTTCTTTAGGAGTAATTATGATCATACTGATGCAACTTACCGTCTATAGTCTGCCATTCTTGACACTACTGCTTGGTGGTTGGTACATTTTTAATGATAAGATTGCCAAACGAGCTGAAGAATGCTCAGGACGTCATTGCGGTGATTCACTGTGTAAAACTGCTCGATCATTGAATATCCAGACATGTTTCATTTGAGGTAAGATGCTCATTATCATTGAAGGTGCTGATTGCACCGGCAAAACAACACTTGCTAAAAAACTGATCAAAACGATTGGTGAAGAGCATGTTTCACTTCTAAGTAAGGGTCCACCTGCACTTAGTGATCCAGTAATGGAGTACATTTGGCCACTATCAGGTTACATCCCGAATACAAAACAACATTTCATTTGTGATCGTTGGCACATTGGTGAAATGATTTATCCTAATATCTTTCACCGTAGATCTATAATGTCAATACGTGATTTCATGGTAATTGATAATGCAATACGTGCACTTGGTGCATTGATTGTTTATCTCGAACCACCAATTAACATGGTACAAGAACATTTTACTAAACGCGGTGATAAGTTCATTAAAGATATCAAAACACTTAATGATTCATATTTTGATTTTCATAGGTTTGTGACAAACAAATACAATCTTAGATATGATCCATATATTGTTAGACTTAGTAATGTAGAGTTTAATGAAGATCTTATAAATGCTATTATTAATGATGCTAAGAAAAATGAACAAGGTGCTGTTATCTAATGCATGTTATTGAAATTGAAAATGGCCGTGATGGTTATGTGAACATCCTTGAGCATGTGTGGGATCACGGCGTAAAACGCGTACCTCGTGGTATGGCCACAATTGATGCTGGACCCACAACCATCATTATGCGAGATGCACATAACGCATTGCCACTTGGCACAGGTCGTGGTGTCAATCCTAAGATTGCTGCGATCGAAGCAATGCAGTTGATTGCGGGTGTTTCAGTTCCCGATATGGTTGTGCGTGCATCACCCAACTTTGAGAAGTATCGTGAACCTGATGGTAGTTTCTATGGCGCTTATGGTATTCGCATTGGAAAGCAAACAGAGCAAATCATCCGTAAGTTGAAAGAAGATCGTAATACACGACAAGCTGTGATCACTCTATGGAATCCACTCTTTGATAATTCCCCAGGCATGCACGACTACCCATGCACTGTCGCGCTACATTTTGATATTCGTTACAGTAAGTTGAATATGAATATTGTGATGCGATCTAATGATGCGTGGCTCGGAACACCATATGATCTGTTCCAGTTTACGCAATTGCAACTTACTGTTGCGCGTGCACTTTGCATTAATCCAGGAACATACAGGCACACTGCGTGGTCATTGCATCTATATGAGAATAACTTTGACGCAGTTGAAGAAATGATCTCTAATGACATTTCACCAGGAAATACGTTTCAGCCGGATGGTATTGGTGTAATTGAAGATTCATGGGATAAGATTGTTTCAATGGGTTGTCAACTTATCACAGGCAAATTTGACGGTGTTGAGTTTAAAGATTTGACTGATAGTGAGCAGTGGTATGACAACCAATTCAAATCCATTCGATAGAAAAGATCGTCCCACATGGGACAATACGTGGTTTGATGTTGCTAACATCATTTCGCAGCGCAGTCTATGCAAAACGCGTGTTGGTGCTGTGATTGTTACAGAAGATAATCGACCTGTTTCTGTAGGATATAATGGCCCACCTAAAGGTTTTTATCATCACGACTACGATTGTCGTGTTTGGTGTAAGCGTGCTGTAGATCCTACACTTTCATATGATGAATGTCCATCACTTCATGCAGAACAAAATGCATTGATGACAGCTGATAAATCAGCATTCAGTGATGGATATATTTATGTGACAAGTCATGTTTGTGGAACATGCGCTAAGTTGATCGCTAATTCAGGTCTTCGTATCGTGTTTGTAAGTGACACGAGTGAAGAAAACTATAACAAACGAAACTCAGGACATTGGTATAATTTTCTTAAAGAATGTGGTGTTTGGGTTGTTCAGACGGGAATGATGCATGAGTGATACACATTATAAGGCCGCAACTGAGCAAGATATCGATGTAATTACTCAAGTTGCACAAGTTCGTGAACGTGTTAACAATCTTGAAAATGTAAAAGTTCATCTAATGGACAGTGTTGACCGCGCATTTGAAATGATGCGGTGGCTCTCTAATAAAAAGACTATTGCGGTTGACACCGAAACAACAGGTCTTGACACACAGCGTGATACTGTTCGACTTGTTCAAATCGGTTCAAGTAATAATGGTTGGGCTATTCCTTGGGATCAGTGGAATGGTGTTTTTGATGAAGTAGTGCGTCGTTTTGATGGACACTTCATTATGCACAATGCTAAGTTTGATTATGCAATGCTAAAGCGTATGGGTGTTGAAGTACCAACTCATCGCATTCGTGATACACGCATTATGCATCACATTCTCGATCCAGTGAAATCAACTGCACTTAAAAGCATTGCATCACGACTTGTTGATCCACGTGCAGCAAATCCACAAAAAGAACTAGATGAAGCACTGGGTAAAAAGGGCGGATGGACATGGGCAACCATTCCCATTGACTTTACGCCTTATTGGTCATATGGCGCACTTGACACAGTTTTGACGCATCGTGTCTATGATGCACTATGGCCACGTATTGAAGCTGAAGCGCTTAAAGCTTTTGAAATTGAAAATGATGTTCAGTGGATCATTCAACGTATGGAAGATTATGGTGTCTTCATTGACCATGATTATGCAATAAAATATGAACAACAATTTCTTAAATACTGCGCTAATGTTGATGCTTGGTGCATGAATGAATATGGGATCAAGCCAGGTTCAAATAGAGACGTCGTACGCATCCTTCAGGCGGATGGTATTGATTTTACGAAGGCGACTGCCAGAGGCGCCATCGCACTTGATAAGGAGGTTCTAGCCGGTATTGATCATCCACTGGCTGAAGCCATTCTGAATCGACGTCAACTCCAGAAACTTGCATCAACATATCTTAGACACTATATTCATGAAGTTGATGAGAACAATCTCATTCACCCGAGTATTAACACACTCGGTGCACGTACATCACGTATGAGCATGAGCAATCCTAATTTTCAGAATCTTCCACGGAAGAGTGAGAAGAATAAATCTGCTGAGATCATTCGCAATTGTGTGACCACACGTTATGATCGTGATGGTCTACTTCTAATGTGTGACTTTGATCAGATCGAAATGCGCGGTATGGCTCATCTTGCTCAGGATCAAGGTCTCATTGATGCATTCAATGGTCCAGATGATTTCTTTGTTACTTTGGCACGATCCATCTACCGTGATGATACTATTGTAAAATCTGACCCACGACGTCAGATCACGAAGAATGCTGGCTATGCTAAGATTTATGGCGCTGGCATTGCAAAGTTTGCCGTCACTGCTGGTGTAAGTGAGCAGCAAGCACGTGAAGTTATGACAAGTTTTGATACGCTTTTTCCAAATGTTCCACGTTTCCAAAAGCGTATTCAGAATGAAGCAATGCAATCACGTAGTGAAACAGATGATTGTGGCTTTGTTCGATGCTCACTCACAGGCCGTTACCACATGGCAGATGTCGGTAAAGAATATGCTCTTGTCAATTACTTGACACAAGGCATGGCTGCACAGTTGTTTAAGATCAAGCTCATTGAATTGAGTAATGCAGGACTTGACAAGTACATGATGCTGCCAGTGCATGATGAAATTATTCTTGATGTACCTCGTAATGAAGAACAATATGTTGTTAATGTTCTTAATGACATTATGAATGATAATGATCTATTGTCTGTTCCGGTCACTGCAGGAATTTCATCTGGAATTAGATGGGGAGAAAAGCAGGACTATGAGTACACTTCGTGATGGCATGCCAATTACATCTTATGAACATCTTGTCGGTCTCATGCTCAACCAGATCGTGTATGAATTCCCACGTGGACGTATTTTCACCTATACTGTTGCTTTTGGCGCTCCATGTATGATTAACATTGAGACAGGTGAAAAGTTCTTCGGTACTGACATTGAAAAGTTCATTGCATTTCCGTTGTCTCGTTTAAAGGTTGTGCCATACATCGAGGGGTGAGTGAGTTATGAAAGAACGACTAAACATTATGGGTGTTGATCCAGGTGGCACAACAGGGATTGCCATTTGGCGTGGCACATTTCCTTGGAAGCGTTCTGTCCTAACTCACTATCAATTTGATCATTCACTCGCAGTGAAAACAATTGATGATTTCGCAAAACAATGTCAAAGTGAAAGCATTCCGCTTCTCATTGGCTGTGAAACATTTATTGTTCGACGTGGGCAAAACACTGTTCACACAATGCAAAACGATGCACTTGAAATTATCGGCGCAGTGAAACGCATTGCAGAACAAACAGATGCTACACTATCAATGCAAATGCCTGCTGTGGCTAAAATGGTACTCAACGATGCAGGACTTAAGAAATTTGGATGGTGGATATCATCCATTGATTATCGGCATGCCAATGATGCAGCACGTCACATCGGTTGTGCTATGCTGAATCACTATCCACATATTCTTATGGCACTTCACGAGCAGGATAAAAATGCCGCATTTGACACTGATGAATGATAAGATCGCAGTTTCATGCGAATGGAATGAAAAAGAACTCATTAAGAGTATTCCAGGTTCACGATGGGATACGTCACAGAAAACATGGACTTTGCCTCAAGCATGGTCAAGCATTGTCACTACTAAAGGTATCTTTCCAGATGTAACTTTTGGTGATGATGTTCGTGAATACATCTGGCATGAACATGAGAATCGTGTAGCGCCAGCACTTAACTTGAGACAAGCACTTAGTCACAATGATGCAAAGATTTATGAGAGACTCTATGAATATCAAAATGCTGGATCGCATTGGCTTAAAGTTGCAGGTAATGCGTTGCTTGCCGATGAAATGGGAACTGGCAAGACGATACAGACGATTGCGGCGCTTGAACTCAAAAGCAACTCCCTTCCTGCACTAGTTATTTGCCCTAACTCAGTTAAGACGCCGTGGGCTAAGGCCATTAAGGAATGGCACACATTTGCTAATCCTTATGTGATTGCTGGAAGTGCAGGACAGCGTAAGAAAATTATTGAAGAAGCACAGCGTGATCCAAATGCAATTGTGATCATTAATATTGAATCAGTGCGTTTGTTTTCACGTCTTGCACCTTTTGGTTCTGTGCGCTTGAACAAGTGTCGTGCATGCGACAAAGTTAATGGACAGGATTCAGTTACACCAGCCAGATGTGAAACACATCAAAAAGCTCTTAACACATTTGGCTTTAAGACAGTCATTCTTGATGAAGCTCATCGTATCAAGGATGCCACGAGTAAACAAACACGTGCATGCTGGGCTGTTGGACATAACGATTCTGTTGAATGGCGTATCGCACTTACAGGAACACCGTTGGCCAATCATCCAGGTGATCTATGGTCCATCATGCACTTTCTCGATCCAAAAGAATTCTCGAATAAATCTAAGTTCGTGTCACGATATTGTCTTCAATCATGGAATTCATACGGTGGCCTTAACATCGTTGGAGTGAATCCATCAACAAAAGAAGAATTGTTTAAAATTCTTGATCCACGTATGCGTCGTGTCACTAAAGATCTAGTGCTGCATGATCTTCCGCCTAAAGTGCGAACAGTTCATTTTGTTGATATGACAACCAAACAAGAAAAGGCATATAAGGAACTTGACGATCAACTCATCACTCGACTAGATGATGGATCACTCATTGTTTCACCTAATAATCTTGTTGCAGCAACACGACACATTCAACTTGCATCAGCATATTTGAGTGTTGAGAAGCCAGATGAAAATGATCATACTACATGGATTTATAAGATGTGTGATCCATCGCCTAAACTAGATGTAATGGAAGAAATCATTGCTGATCTTGGTAATGAGAAGTCCATTGTCATTGCTGCAGAAAGTCGTCAGCTCATTGAACTTGCTGCTGCACGACTTGAAAAAGCAAAGATCAATCATGTGCTAATCACAGGCAATGTGTCTCACTTTGACAGAGACCTTGCACTCGAGCAGTTTCAGAATCGTCGTGTGAAAGTTCTACTTTTCACGATTAAAGCTGGTGGTACTGGTTTGACCATGACAGCGGCTGATACAATGATTTTCTTGCAAAGATCGTGGTCAATGGTCGATAACATGCAAGCTGAAGATCGTGTCCACCGTATTGGTTCTGAACAGCATGATTCCATCAACTACATTGATGTTGTGTGTAAAGGCACCATTGAAGAAGACCAAATCAAACGTCTTCACGATAAAGCAAAGCGTCTTGAAGAAATTGTTCGAGATCGTGAACGACGCATTGCTCTTGGCGTTAGTGTTGATGAACTTAATGTTGAAGAAGACAAGATCATGAACTCGTTTTTGGGTCAGAATTGACATTTACTCTTATAGAAACAGGTCTCTGAGATGGGCGTAGAGCGGCTAAAACCATCAACCCCTAGTCGACTACAGGGGCCAAAACATCCATATTTCAATGAACATGTTCGTTATTTCTCAAATTCAGAGATCCAGACCTTTAAAGATTGCCGTCGTAAGTGGTGGCTTTCATACTATCGTGGTCTTACACCAAAAGAGCATAAGTTTCTAGGACCACTGGCCATTGGTGGTCGCATTCATCGTGCTCTTCAGGATTGGTACGTTCCTATCACGCAGTGGCGTCTAGATCCACGTGATTCCATTGAACTTCACATTGAGGGTGATCTAGCAACAGTAATAAAAGTTTATGGTGATGAACCACCTGAAAATTTTATGAAACAATTTTATAAAGAAGCTGATCTTGAACGAATTATGCTCGATGGTTATATGGATTGGCTTGAAGAAACGGGTGCTGATGAACCGTACCAGATCATAGCACCTGAAGAATATGTAGAAATGCCATGGTCTGCAGAACGATTTGATGATCGTGTAGCAATGCTCATTGGTCGTCTTGACGTACGTATTCGTCATCTACATTCTGGTATGATGTTCTTTATGGATCATAAGACACTTGCCAGCATTGACACACCTTTGCTTGTTAGTGATGAACAAATGCTTATGTACACACTATTGCTTAAAAGTGTCGTAGGTGATACCGCAGGCGCAATCTATAATATGTTGAAGAAAGTTCGTAGATC